CAGATACTTCTGGTTGTTCAGATACTTCTGGTTGTTCAGATACTTCTGGTTGTTCAGATACTTCTGGTTGTTCAGATACTTCTGGTTGTTCAGATACTTCTGGTTGTTCAGATACTTCTGGTTCTTCAAGTTGATCGACGGTTATTTCTGATTCTTCATTATCAATGTTTTCTTGCTCTTCAATAATATTATCAATTTCACTCATTTTTTATACTATATAAAATATTTAATTTTAAGTAATTTAAATATATGTTATTTATTTATTAATATAGATATATGTCAAATATAAATGCTGGAAATAAAGGATTAATTAATCTTGGTAATACATGCTATATGAATTCAGTTTTACAATGTTTAAGTCATTTATTAGTTTTTCATCCCCAAAATGAAAAATTTTTTAATGTTTGTAAAAATTTAGATAATGGATTAATGTATGAATGGTTTCAATTTCAAAGAAAAATGTGGTCAAATAATAATAAAAATTTAATTAATCCAATAGATCTTTTAAAGACTTTTAAAAATAATTGTGAAAAAAATGATTTATATTTTGAGAATTTTGATCAAAATGATGTTGATGAATTTTTAACTTTATTTTTAGATCTGATACACAAAGATGTTAAAAGAAGTGTAAAATTCAATCTGAAAAGTAAAAAAAAAGATGATGAAACCAGTAAGGTCATAGTAAAGGGTTTTGAGACATGGAAAAAATTTTATGAAAATGATTATTCATATATTGTTGAAAATTTTTATTCACAATTATTAACATTAAATATTTGTCCCGAATGTTATTATTTTACTTCAAATCATGATCCTATTCAAGTTTTATCACTTGAAATAAATTCAAATTGTGAAACAATCTATGATTGTTTGGATAATTATACAAAAAAAGAAGTACTAGATGAAAAAAATAAATGGAAATGTGATAAATGTAAATTAGAAGTTTGTTCTCATAAAAAGACTATGTTATTTAAATCTTCAGATATCTTAATAATTTTATTAAAAAGATATGGATCTAATTTAAGGAAAAATAATAAATTTATAAAATATCCAATTGCTCTTGATCTTTCAAAATATAATAAAAATTATGGAACAAATAAATCAAATATGTATGCACTAAATGGATTTTGTATTCATGGGGGATCTTTGAATGGTGGTCACTATTATGCTGTATCAAGAAATTGTTTAGATAAAAATTGGTATGAATATAATGATTCTTCTGTAAGTTCTATTGATGGTGATAATATATTAAAATATAATCCATATTTATTTTTCTATAAAAGAATCTAGTTTATTTTAATCCAACCATCTTTTGTATTTTCATATAAATTATTATCTTTTCCTTTCATAACAACATTTAAAGGAATACATTCCGAACATTTACCTAATCCAGTTGGTGTATCTTCTTTACCTGTATATTTGTGATTACTACAGGAACATTGTTTACTTTTTTTTTGTTGAGTTTTCTTTTTACTTCTCCTTGTTTTTTTAGTTATTTTTCTATGAACTCTTCCAGGAGAAATAGATCTTTTTTTATGTTTAGTTTTTTTTGTTGATCTTTTTTTACTCTTTTTAAGAGTTTTTCCACCATCTTTTTTCATAGAACCACTTCTTTTCATTGCACTAAAAGGTATTGCTCCTCCATATTGTTTTTCAAGTTTATTTAATCTTTTCAACATTCTTATATTATTATAGATTAAATTCTTCATCATTTAAATCTTCATTTTCATCTGAAAGATCTTCATCTTCATTTAATTCAATTGACGAATAAATAAAATCAAATAAATCCATAAAATTATTATTTTTTTTAAATAAACCTAAATCATGTAAATCGGACTGATTTTTTAAAGATAAAAATAAATCATTTATTTCTTCAAGATATTTTAATTCAAAATATTCATACTCATAATCATTCATCTAGATACTTATTATATAATAAATTAATAAATTCCGATTTAAACGAGTCAAAATCTATAATTACATGAAAATCATTTTTTGAGTTTATCCATTCATATGTCTGAAGAGACATTTCTTCTATTAAATCTTTATTTATAGTATTATCTTCATATTTTACTTTTTGATTTAACCATTTTTCTTTTGATATTTTTATTTTAGTGATTGGTTGAATATCCATTTTATCTTAAATAAAGAGTATATTAATTTTTTACAAACGAATAAACTTTATCTAAAATACTTTCAATAGATTCTTTACCACTATCTATTATTAGAGGATTATCTTTTTCAAACCATTTAAATTCATTTTTTTCAGAAATATGATCACGATTATCAAGATGATCTTGATAATTTTGAGGATAAACTAATTTTATTCTTTCTTCTTGAATAATGGGATCAACTTTTAATTGTATTATTTTAAATCCAGATTTAGATAAAGATTCATATTCATTTTGATATCTTAAATCATCGACAATACAGTGAGTTTTACCTTCACATTGTTTTAGTACATAATTAATCCATACATCGGAATCAATTTCTCTCATTTTAGTTCCAATTGATGTTAAAAGACTTCTATCTTTTTCTTTCATATTAAAGAGATCTTTAGCGACATCTTTAACTTTTTTACCAAATGAATAAATTTGAAAACGACTATCACTTTCTAATAAAATATTTGCTAATGAACTTTTACCAGAACACATTTTACCAGTAATTGCTATTTTCATATTATAATAATTAATGAATTTAATTTTAAATTATATTTCCAGATTTTTAAACTAAATAACTTAAAACCTTAATTAGAATATAATGTATAATAGAACAATGCGTGTATTAAAAAGATCAGGAGAGTATGAAGAAGTATCATTTGATAAAATTCTCACTAGAATTAAATCTTTATCTAGAGGAAAAGAATTTTCAAAACAATTAAACATTGATGAAACTTTGGTTGCTCAAAAGGTTGTTAAAGAAATATATGATGGTGTTAAAACTAGTGAATTAGATGAATTATCTTCACAAATTTCAATGTCAATGTATTCAACTCACCCTGATTTTAAAATACTAGCTGGCAGAATTGCCGTATCTAATTTACATAAAAATACTCTTATTAAATTTTCAGATAAGATTGAAGTTATGTATAATTATCAATCAGATGGTGTTAAAAAACCATTAATTGCCGATTATCTATATAATTTAGTTAAAAATAATAAAGATAAAATTGATTCTATCATTGATTATTCATTAGATTATGAATATGATTTTTTTGGATTAAAAACTTTAGAAAAGACTTATCTTTACAAGATTAATAAACAAATTATTGAAAGACCACAAGATATGTTAATGAGAGTTTCTTTATCAATTCATCGTAATAATTTAGATTTAGCATTTGAAAATTATAATTTAATGTCTAAACATTTATTTACTCACGCTACACCAACTTTATATAATGCTGGTTCAAGGAGAGAACAATTTGCTAGTTGTTTTCTCTTAACAATGCAAGAGGATTCCATTAAGGGTATTTATAAGACTTTATCTGATTGTGCTCAGATATCTAAACACGCTGGTGGAATAGGATTATCTGTACATGATATTCGAGGAGTAGATTCATATATATCTGGGACAAATGGTAATTCAAATGGTTTAGTCCCTATGTTACGTGTATTTAATGATACAGCTAGATATGTAGATCAAGGTGGCGGAAAAAGAAATGGTTCATTTGCGATTTATTTAGAACCATGGCATAATGATATATTTGAATTTATTGAACTTAAAAAGAATCATGGTAATGAATTAGAAAGAGCAAGAGATTTATTTTATGCTTTATGGATCCCTGATTTATTCATGAAAGAAGTAAAAGAAGATGGAGAGTGGTGTTTATTTTGTCCTAATGAATGTAAAGGATTAAGTGATGTTTGGGGAAAAGAATTTGAAGAATTATATAATAAATATAAAAACAATAATAAATATCGTAAAATTGTAAAAGCGAGAGAATTATGGTCAGAAATATTAACATCTCAAATTGAAACAGGAAATCCATATTTACTTTATAAAGACAGTTGTAATCAAAAATCAAATCAACAAAATTTAGGAACAATTAAATCATCAAATCTTTGTACAGAAATTATTGAATATACGAGTCCAGATGAAACAGCTGTTTGTAATTTAGCTTCAATTTCATTAAAAAAGTTTGTTATACCTAAGATTGTAAATGATAAAATGATTATTTATTCAAAACCGAATTGTGTTTATTGTAAATTAGCAAAAGGATTATGTATTAAAAATAATATTGAATTTGATGAATTAAATTATAAAGAATTAACATCATTATCCGGTCAAGAACCATTTGGTGTTAAATTTCCACAAATATATAAATCACAAAATTATGGTAGAGAATATATTGGTGGATATACTGAATTAGAAGAATATTTAAGACCAGAATATGATTTTGAAGGATTAAGAAAAATTACAAGGCAAATCACTAAAAATTTGAATAATATTATTGATTATAATTATTATCCTATTCCAGAAACAAAAAGATCAAATTTAAGACATAGACCAATTGGAATTGGTGTTCAGGGATTAACAAATGTATTTTTGGAGATGAATTATCCATTTGATTCGGAAGAAGCAAAGAAAATTAATGAAGAAATCTTCGAATGTATTTATTATGCTTCAATGGAAGAATCAATGGAATTAGCAAAAGAAAGAACAGAATATGTTGAAAAATTTAAATTAGGATTAAAACAATTAGAAACAGGATTTGTTTCAGAAAATGGAGAATTCACAACATCTTTAGAAATGGATCAAATAAGAGAAAAATATAATATTATAAATGAAGAATTAAACAGAGATGAATATCTTGGTTCTTATAGTTCATTTATAGGATCTCCTTTACAAAAAGGAAAATTTCAATTTGATTTATGGAATACAAAACCATCTAATAGATATGATTGGAAAAACCTAATGGATAATATTCAAAAATATGGTACAAGAAATAGTTTATTAGTTGCCCCGATGCCTACTGCTTCAACAGCTCAAATATTAGGTAATTATGAATGTTTTGAACCAATTATGTCTAATATTTATACAAGGCGTGTATTAGCAGGAGAATATATGATAATGAATGATTATTTAGTTGAAGATTTAATATCTCTTAATTTATGGACTAAAGAATTAAAAGATAAGATAATTTTAAATGATGGTTCTGTATTATCTATTGATGAAATTCCAAATTTAATCAAATATAAGTATAAAACTGTATGGGAAATAAAACAAAAATATATAGTTGACATGGCGATTGATCGTGGTAAATATATTTGTCAATCTCAAAGTATGAATTTATTCTTAGAAAATCCAACAATATCTAAATTAACTAGTATGCACTTTTATTCTTGGGAAAAGGGATTAAAGACAGGTATTTATTATTTAAGATCTAGACCTTCTTCAAAAGCAATTCAATTTACAATTTCTCCTGATTGTGTTAATTGTTCAGGTTGATCTTTTTTAATATTATTTTCTAAAGAAACTGTTATGAATAAAGATATAACAAATAAAAAGAATATAATAAATAATATTGGAAATAAGACTAACAACCAGGCAATTGGTTTTCCTATTTTAGGAATCTTACAAATATAATTGATAGCAATAACCCAAAATACAGAATAGGAAACATAGCATAATAATCCTCCGTGGAAATAATTTCTTGTTTTAGAATTAATAAGTTGATTATTGCTAGATATGAGATAAATATAAAATAATACTCCAATAAATGACAATACTAAGTAAATATAAGATGGTTTACATAATTTTTGTAATAATTCATTTAATTTCATATATTTAAAATATAGAAAAAAAATAAAATAATTAATAAATGATTAATAATATTAAAAATGAAGATGAAATTATAAATGATTTTAGTTATAAACAACAAGTATTAGATATCATTAATAATCTCGAATTAAATAATAATACAGATAAAAATATATTAAAAAGTCGTTTTTTGGGTGAGGTTTTGAAATATGAAGAAAGAAGAAATCATACTAAAAAATATTATAATATATTTCGTTTTTTGGTAACTACGGGTTCTATTTTATTACCAGCTATACTTTCTATGGGACAAATGGATCCTGCTAAATTACCAAAAAATTTTGAAAATATTAGTTATTGGGCTTCTTGGACGATCTCTTTAATGGTAACAGGTTGTAATGGATTTTTACAATTATTTTCATTAGATAAAAACTATTTTGAATTTGCTATTACAACAGAACAATTAAAAACAGAAGGGTGGCAATATTTTCAATTATCTGGTAAATATGAAGAATATGAAGATCATAAAGAAGCATATAAACCGTTTTGTAAAAGTATTGAAAATATTAAAAGAAAACAAGTTGAAAAAGAATTTCCTGGCAAAGCAGATGTTAATAAAGGAAAAAAAGAAAATAGAGAAAAAAAAGAATTTGATTTTCAAAAAGAACTATTCAAAAATTTGCCACAACAATACAAAATAGAAAATGATTCTAAAACAAAAGAAATGGATCATAAAATGGATCAATTATTAAACGTATTAGGAAATGGTAAAGAATTAATATCAACAGTTGGAAATGTTAGAGATATACTTAAAGAACCCGATATTTCGGTGGAGGTTACAAAATCTGATGATAAAAAAGAACCAAAAGGGGCAAAAACAAAAGAACCTAAAGAACCAAAAGAACTTCCTAAATAAATTTAAGTCATTAATTTAAATATTTTTTTATGAACATCTTTTTTATTTTTTTTAACTGTTAATTGAATATTATCTGTCATAGATTTAGTTATTATTTTATCATCTATTGAACCTAATAATCTTAATATTTTCACAAATATATATAAATCTTCATTTATATAATAACCAGGTTTGTAAGACTTCTTTACTGTTTTTTTAAACATTGAAAAAGCATCTTTTTTTATATGAATAAAATCTTTTTTATTAAATATTTTACAATGATTAATATCACCTAATACAGATCCAATAAATCTTCTATTTCTTTCACAATGTTTATTTATTTCTGAAATACCAAAATCTATTATTTTAATATGATATTTTCCAACATTTATTTTATTTCCACCTAAAAATGAAAAATCCAAATTCATATTTTCATCTGATTTAATTATTAATATATTTTTTGTATGTATATCACAGTGTTTGACTTTATTTTTATGAATCATTGCTAAATAATATAATAATTGTAATCCTATATTATATGGATTAATATTTTTATTTTTATTTTCTTTACAATTACTTCTAATATAATCACTTAATTCAGTTGGATTGATAATTGCTTCCATTATCATATATTTAAAAATACCAACTTTATCATTATGAAATGGTATATTTGTGATTTCTCCGTAAGAGTATAATTTAGGAATCATTGAAACTTTAGAAAAAATATCACAATTTTTTTTATGTAATTTTATTTCATGATTTGCTGATTTTTTTTCCATAAATATCTTCATCACATATTTTTTATTATTATTTTTAATTAAATAAACTAAATCACCACTTTTACCACCACTAAATTTACCTGCTAATGTTATCCTATATTCTTTATTATCATTCATAAAAATTGTATTTTTTGAATCCAAATCCATAAAATCTAAATCACCCTTAATATTTTCAATACTATTATATTTTGACCCTGATTTAATTTTTTTTTTTTTAGTTTTTTTAGATAACTTTTTCTTTGGCATTATATACTTTATCATACATTTAAATTTGATTTTATTTAAAAATAAATTACTAAATAAATATAGTACAACATGGAATTAAACGATTATAAAAAAGAAGAACTTGAAAATCATATCTATAAAACTCCAGATACATATGTTGGAGGATGTGATTTAATTGAAGAAAATTTACCTATTTTAAAAGAAAATAATATTGTTTTTGAAGATGGAGAATATATTCCTGCTGTTTATAACATTTACAATGAAATTTTAGTCAATGCTAAAGATCAAAGTGTTCGAATTGAACAAAGAAATCATAAAAATGATATCCCTGTTAAAAATATTAAAGTTACAATTGACAGAGAAAAGGGTGAAATTAGTATTTATAATGATGGAACTGGTATTGATGTCGCGGAACATCCAACTGAAAAAGATGAAAAAGGAAAACCTTTATGGATTCCGTCGATGATATTTGGAGAATTACTTACTTCTGGAAATTATAAAGAAGATGAAAAGAAAATTGTAGGTGGTAAGAATGGTTACGGTGCTAAATTAACAAATATATTTTCAAAAAATTTTGAAGTAAAGACAATTGATCATATTCGTAAGAAAAAATTTATTCAAAAATTTTCCGATAATATGAAAGTTAAAAATAAACCAAAGATAACATCCTTTGATAAAGATATAGAACCATATACCAAAATAACTTGGACCACCGATTTTGAAAGATTTGGTATAGTTGAATTTAGTGATTATATGATAAATCTAATGTATAGACGTGTTTATGATATATCTGGTATAACTTCTAAAGATATTAGCGTATTTTTGAATGGTAAAAAGATAAAAGTAAATAATTTTATGGATTATTCAAAGATGTATCTTACTGAAAATGATGATTTTGTTTATTCAGAGATTGATAAGAGATGGAAAATCGGTATTTCGTTAAGTAAAAAAGATAAATTTGAACAAATATCATTTGTGAATGGTATAGCAACTCCTAAAGGAGGGAAACATGTTGATTGTATTTCAAAACAACTTTTGACTGGATTAAAAAATCAAATTGAAAAGAAACATAAGAAAGTAATTCAAGAAAATTACATCAAAAATTATTTAAGATTATTTATTGATAGTGTTATTGAAAATCCATCATTTGATAGTCAAACAAAAGAAAGACTAATTACTCCTCAATCTAAATTTGGTTCTAAACCAACAATTCCAGATAAGTTTTTAAAAGAAATTATTGATAAGACAGATTTAGTTGAAAAAGTAATTCAATTTAGTGAATTTAAACTTAATAAAGAAAATAAAAAAACAGATGGATCAAAGAAAAATAAGATAAGAGATATACCTAAATTAGATGATGCTAATTGGGCTGGAACAAGAAAATCAAATGAATGTATTTTAATTTTAACAGAAGGAGATTCTGCTAAATCTATGGCAGTATCTGGATTATCTGTAGTAGGTAGAGACAGATATGGTGTATTCCCATTAAAGGGTAAAGTAATGAATGTAAAAGAAGCATCTAAATCTCAGATAATGAATAATTCTGAAATAACTAATATTAAAAAGATTATTGGTTTAGAAACGGGTAAAGAATATCAAAATACAAATTCATTAAGATATGGTAAAGTTATGATAATGACTGATCAAGATCATGATGGTTCTCATATAAAAGGTTTAGTAATGAATGTATTTCATACAATGTGGCCTAGTTTACTTAAATTGGGATTTATTACATCAATGATAACTCCTATTGTTAAGGTTAGTAAAGGAAAAAATGTTATATCATTTTATAATTTAACAGATTATAGTGATTGGCAAAAAAATAAAAATAATGGAAAATGGAAAATTAAATATTACAAGGGATTAGGTACTAGTAATGCTGTCGAAGCAAGAGAATATTTTCAAAATATAAAATTAAATAATTATATCTTTACCGAAGAAACAAATAAATCAATGGATTTAGCATTTAATAAGAACTTTTCAAATGACAGAAAAAAATGGTTATACAATTATGATGTTAATAGAATATTAAATCATTCAGATACCGAAATTCCAATTCAAGAGTTTATTAATAAAGAATTAATTCACTTTTCAAATAGTGATACATTAAGATCAATTGGATCTTTATATGATGGTCTAAAACCCAGTCAAAGAAAGATTTTATATTCATGTTTTCAAAGAAAACTATATTCAGAAATAAGAGTTGCTCAATTAGCAGGATACGTTAGTGAAAATGCCGCGTATCATCATGGAGAAATGTCTTTACAATCTGCTATTATTGGAATGGCTCAAGATTATGTTGGATCGAATAATATTAATTTACTGATGCCAAATGGTCAATTTGGAACAAGAATTATGGGAGGGCATGATTCTGCTAGTTCTAGGTATATTCATACAGAATTAAATAAAATAGTTGATCTTATATTTCCATCAATTGATTTTCAGATTATTGATTATGAATATGATGATGGTATCAAAGTTGAACCTAAATATTATGTACCAATTATTCCAATGGTTTTAGTTAATGGTATGAATGGTATTGGAACAGGATTCAGTACTAGTATTCCAAAATATAATCCAATAGATGTTATTAATAATATTAAGAGAAAATTAGAAAATAAAGAATATGAAGAAATAAAACCATGGTATAATAATTTTAAGGGAGATATAATTAAACTTGATGATCAAAATTATTTATCAAAGGGTAAATATGAAATAATAAATAAAAATACAATCAAAATTACAGAATTACCAATAGGTAAATGGACTGATGATTATAAAAAATTCTTAGATACTCTGTTACCAGAAGAAAAGAAAAAGAAATCTAAGGAAAACGAAAAGAAATCGACTAAACCAAAGAAATGTATTATTGATTATATTAATAATTCATCTGATAAACATGTAGAATTTATAATTACAGTCCCTATTGGTTTTATAAATGGATTACAATGGAGTGATGATGAACATATAGATGGAATTGAGAATTTTTTCAAATTACATAATACTAAAGGTTTATCATTAAAGAATATTCATCTTTACAATAAAGATAAAATTATCAAATTAAATTCTGTAAATGAAATATTTGATTTACATTATGAAGAAAGATATAATATTTATGAAAAAAGAAAAGAATATATATTAACTAATTTATTAAATGATCTTCAGATATTAGAATCTAAAATTAAATTTATTGAAGATGTAATTAGTGATACTATTATTATTTATAAAAGGAAAAAACAGGATATTATTAATGATTTAATTGAGAATGAATATCCTGAAGTTATAAACAAGAAAATTGTAAAATCAGATGATAAGAAATATCCAAATGGTTATGATTATTTAACTAAAATGTCAATTGAATTATTTACAGAAGAAGAAATAATTAAACTAAAAGAAGAATATGAAAAAATAAAACTTAAATATGATACTCTTATTAAACAAACTATTAAAGATATTTGGTTAGAAGAATGTAATGCTTTACTAAAATATTATAAGAAATTAAAATTAAATAATTAAATTAAATTATATTTAATAGTATATAAATGAATAGTACTCTTTATCAAACTCAAAACCCGAATGGGGCAAATTATCAACCTCCATTAGGAGATCCAAATACATTCTCTGCTAATATAAGAGATATTGATAAATCTGTTGTTTATCAAGATGATAATGGTGTAAATTTTTTTGATTTTGATATATTATCAAAACCAACCGTTTCTGGAACTGGCAATATAATTCAACCATCTCAAACTGATAGAGGATTTCCAGAATTTACTACCGATATTAATTCTGAAGGAGATATTCAAGTTCAAGATCTTATTTCAGGTAATGAATCAGTATCTTTAGGAAGTATGGTTGATACTGTAAATAATGGTAGAGTAGGTGATATTGAAATATTAAATACAGAATTATTAAATAAAGGTGAAGCAGATATCGTAATCAATAAAGATAATCAACAAACTTCAGTAAAGGGTATAATTGAAAATACTGCATTAAGTGATATATTTTTTTCTGATTTAAATTTTGATGTCATACAAAAAACTATAAGATATAATGTTTTTAATGCTACAGAAAATGTTGTTTCAGAACAATCTAAAAATGAATTATATATTATAATGAGATCTATAATGTTACAATATGGTAATTTCAGAGTTTCAAGTGAAAATTTATTAAATGAAATTAGAGAATTAAATAAAAGAGTTGTAGATTATTGTTCACAAAATGTAGTTTCAAATGTCACACAATATTTAGGTTATATTAAAGATATTGAAAAATTACCGACACCAATGGATAGACCAGTTAGTCATGGAAAACAAAATTATACCTATGATATTTCAAATCTTTTATAAAAATTTATATTTTAATTTAAAATTAAGTCGTTTTAAACATTTATGTATGATACATTTTTTTTATCAAAAGATCAATTAAACACAATAAATAATTGTTCTTTAAATGATATCTTATTTATATATGGTGAAGGAGGTATTGGTAAAACAGAGTTGGCAAAAGAAATATTAAAAAATAAAGTAGTAACTATAATTGATTCATTATCTTTAAAAAACAAAGTAGATATACATGATTATATACTAAATATAATAAAGAAAAAAAATATTACAATCATGTTTGATAAATCAAAAAGATTAGATAGAGGAATTATAATAGATAATCTTGAAATATTTCATAAGTATGATAAAAAAATTTTCAAATCAATACTATTAATTCTTAGTACTTATAAATTTTATGGAACAAAAATAATAATAACATGTAATACAAAATTTATAAAGCATAGAAGTTTGAATAAATTAAAATTTAAAAAATTATATTTATCTTATGATAAATATATTTTACATAAAATATTAAATAATATTCTTAAATATGAAAATAAATACTTAACATTTAATGAAAAAGAAAAATATATCAAAAAATGTAATAATAATATTACAATTTTAAAATCATATATTAAAGAAGAAAATAATCAAACAAATGTATACGATAATTATGATACACATGAAATTTTAACACAAAAATTAATAATGAATAAATTTACTATAGAAGATATATCAAGATTATTTGTAAATGAAAAAATAACAATATCACTTAATTTGATTGAAAATATATACACTTATACTAAAAATTTAAATGAAATATCTGATATTTATAATGATTATGTTAATGGTGATATAATAGATACAACAACATTAAATTATAATATTGAAGATTATTATACTATATTTACAATTTATAAATTTAATTTAATTCTTCGTAAAAATAAGATAACTAAATTTTATCCAATAGTAAATAATAATTATATCAGTCGTTTAACAATACAAATACATAATGATAAAATATCAAATATATTTAAAACAAATAGAACAATTATTTATCCTTATTTATATGCTTTTAATTTAAATCTTAAAATTTCATTTATTTATGATAAACTCAAAAAAATAAATAAAAAAGAATTAGAATATTTTATAAAATCTTTCAACTATTTTTACAAGTCTAAGGTTAATATAAAAAAAATAAATAATTATAAATTATTATGAATGATAATAAGATAGAAAAAATAGATAATAAAATTACTATTGATTATCTTAAAGAATATAAACATGAACTAATGGGATTTGGTTTAGTAATAGTATTGATAACAGTTTATTATTTTTTATTTGAAAAGAAAAATATAGATTACAATGAATTATTCAATAATATGAATTTTTATTACATTAATTTAGATCGTTCAAAGGAAAGAAGATTAAATTTAGAAACTATCTGTCAAAAACAAAATATAATTCCACAAAGAATAGAAGCAATTGATGGTAAAAAAATAGACATTAATGATAAAAAATATCATAAAGCAATACATAAAATAAAATGGTGGTTTGAGAGTAAAAATATGGATAATATTGGTCATTTTGGTTGTTATTTAAGTCATATGAAAACATATGAAACATTTTTAAACTCAAATAAAGAATATTGTTTAATTTTTGAAGATGATATTCAATTTTTAACAAATGATTTAAAAAAAGAAATTCATAAAAATATGAATAATTTACCCGATGATTGGGATATTTTATTATTAGGATATGAAATTGATGCTCGTAAAAAGAAAGTTAAAAATGCCAATAAAAATACAAAATTAAAAAATGGGTTATTAAACATAAAATATTTTGTAGGACTTCATGCTTATATTATTAAAAGAAAAACAGCAGAAATATTATTAGAAAATTTACAAACATTGGATTGGATTTTAGACTGGAATATTTCATTTTTAGCAGAAAGAAATATAGTTAATGTTTATGGTGTATATCCCCCAATTGTTTGTCAACCAGCTGTTCATATGATAGATGTTGATAATATATATTATCAATATAACTGTTCTACTAATTTTAAATCATTGACAAATAAATAATTTTATCTTTTCGGTTTAGTTAATTTATATGTTGTAACTATTTCTCTATTATTAATTATAAGGTCCATTGCTTTATCAACTCTTTCAATATCTTCTATGACTTTAGATAAATTTTCTCTAATATTAATTTTATTTAATGGTTTTTTTGTATTACGGGCATTACATCTTAATTTTCCATTTGTTGTATTTAAATCCGAAATATTAAATTTAACCATAAAGGTTGTTATTTCTGGTTCTAATTTTTTATTTCTTATTTTTTTTAATTCTCTTACTTTTTTTTCCAAACTTGAAATTTGTTCATCTAATTCCAACCATGATGAAACTTTATTTTTAAATTCGCCTAATTCAGATTGTGGTATTTCCTGAATAGTATTCATAAACATATTTTATAATTATAGTTTTAAATTATTTTGAATAATATAACTTTAATAAGTTATTTAAAAATAAATATTTTTAAGTATATAAAATGTCTTTAAAAGATAAACCATTAAAAAAATGTCATACAGATAATCGTAAAATGATAGATGATATACATAAGAATCTAATTAAAGATATGGATCATAAAGATAAATTAGATTATTATCAAAAAAATGGTCTATTATTAGATCAGTATTATTCATCTGATGTTAAAGATTCGACCTCAAATAATAAAAATGAAAATATTGGTATATTAACTTATTTTAATACACCTGAAAAACAAATACAAAAAGAAGATATTAAAAAGGATAAAAAAACTATTATTAATGAATATATGTGTAATATTGATGATGAAATTACAAATATAAAATATAAAGATTATAACTATGACAAATGTGAAAAATGTAATATTAATATGTTAATGGATAATATTAGCGGAAATATAATTTGTAGTAAATGTGGAAATACAAAACAAATTATAATTATGACAGAAAAAAATTCATATAATGATCCACCCAAAGAAGCAAATTATTTTGCTTATAAAAGGATTAATCATTTTAATGAATGGTTAGCACAATTTCAAGCTAAAGAAACAACGGAAATCCCTGAAAATATTTATCGCGATATTTATAATGAATTACAAAAAAATATAAATCTTGATCTTACAAAAGTTACTTACAAACAAATAAGAGATGTATTAAAAAAACTAAAATACAATAAATATTATGATAATATTCCTCATTTAATAAATATTATTAGTAACAAAAAAGCACCTCAATTAAATAGAGAATCTGAAGAAATGTTAAGAAGTTTATTTAAAGAAATTCAATTACCATTTATGAAACATTGTCCGCCAACTCGTAAAAATTTCTTATCATATTCATATGTTCTTCATAAATTTTGTGAATTATTGGAATATGATCATTTATTATGTTTTTTTCCTCTTTTGAAGAGTCGTGAAAAATTACAACAACAAGATCAAATATGGAAAAAAATATGTGAAGAATTAAAATGGGAATATATACCCAGTGCTTGATTTATTATACACATTTAATCCCGTAAAACACATTTAACTCCGTCACCATCTTGCGCTTGCGCTTGCCGAGTCCGGTCGCATAAAATTATATTTTTTCTGCTCATATTATCATTAAGTTTCAGACTTCCACTTTCCATTTCTCCCGTTAACGAGTTAAGACAAGTAATAATGCCAACCCTTCCTGGATCAACAAGACTTTTAAGGGTATCATCATTATTACTATTTATACTTGTGTTACCATAGGTTAAAATCGCATTATTAGAGCATGTATATAAAGGTTCCCCTCCCCGATCGATTATTACGTTCCCTATACCAAAAGATCTTAGTAAATCATTTTTGTCTCGAGCAGTTCCAGGTTTTTCGTCGTCCCCGAACAAATCTGTTAAACGATGTATTCCACTCGAATATTGTGACCAATTCGGACGATTCGGTTCAGTGACCTCCACCGCTACCGTCCCACCGGAAGGATCACTGTAGGATCCATCCCCGTCGGAGATTTCCCCAATTACTTCCCCAATTCCTTCCCCAATTCCTTCCATCCTAATACCAAAAAATTGATGAAGTAAAATACCAACAAATACACCTAACAACATTTCTTTATAATCTTTGAGAATTTTAGGGACTTTCGGACCCCCAAAATATGTGTATCCCAAAACAACAACTAGAACCAAAATAATCATATTCATTTTATACCATATTATAGATTTTTTTTTTAATTAAATGGATGATTGAATGAATGATAATTTTCTTTTTTATCTAAAACATAATTTGGATAACACATATCAAGTAATGATAATGTTGTTGCTGAAATTAATCCAACATAAACAGCGTGATTTTGTAACACACCACATGTGGGTATTACCTTTGTTGCCACAGTAACAACGAAAAACATAATAATATATCTAATTATATTCTGTTGATTAAAATGATTTTCAAAGTTCATATATATATATTTATAAATATATTTTAGTTTAAAATACTTAAAAAAATATAATATTATTCTTATAAATGGAAAACGAAAAAGATAATAAGAAAATTGATTACCTAGAAGTTGATCAACCAATCCCGGGTCAAAATTATGTCTGTATGTCATTCTTGTCTCCGGAAACTTTAATTCAAAATAGAGAAGCCTTTAATTGTGCTAAATTTCTGCAATCTTATTGTAAAGATCTTAATCTTAAATTTGATGATGTTTATGAAAAATATAAAGATTTTACATACAAACACGAAGATAAACTTCAAAGAGATTTTGATGAAAAAAATGATTTTCAAACTAGTTTAAGAGGTATTAAGATAAGGGGTGTTTTCAATACAAAAGAAGAAGCAAATAATCAAGCAAAAAAATTATCAACAGTTGATAGTTCGTTTCATGTATTTATCGGTCAAGTAGGTTATTGGTTACCATGGGATCCAAATGCTGATAAAGTAGAAGACGAAGTCTTTCAAAATAATCAACTTAATGATATGATGGAAAAATATCAAGAAAACAATATTAATCGTGATATTTTCTATGAAGAACAAAAAAGAGAAAGAATTAAAGAAGCAAGAGAAGAACAACTTAGATTAAAGAAAAAAAAACTAGAAGAGAATAAAGAAAAAATGATCGAAGATGAAATGGAACCGGAACCTATGCCAGATGAACCTGAAACTGTAACCGATGAAATGGAACCCGAACCCGAAACAGATGAACCAGTTGAAGAAATCATAAATGAGAATGTTCCTACAAGTGAGAATAAAGTTGATTCAAGTATTACAGATTCATTTGAAAGTGATCCATGGATTCAAAGAAAAATGGAAAAAACAGAATAATTATAATATTATTTAATAAATAGTAGTGTATATGTTTGATTCTGTTTTAGTTTTGGGATCGATATGTTTTTTCTGTTTCTGTGTATATGCTTTACAGATGAGACAACAAATTATAACGAAATATCCATCAAGTTGTGATACAATATACTTTCCTAAAAAAGAAAATATGGATAAATATATTATTTCTTCTTCTTCTCCTTCTTCACCTGGACCAAATTATAAAGATTATCTTAAATCTTTCCCTGATTTAAATAAAATAGAATATTATAGTTAATTTATAAAAAAAAAAAAAAGATATAATTATATTATGAAACTAAGTTTATTATTATTTGTATTTGGTATAATGTGTATTGTTTCTGGATATGTTCAACAACTTGATCCTAAATGTAATAAAGAACCTGAAATAAGAATATTACCTAGAAATGTTTATGATCAAATTATTGAAGATTCAACGCTTTAATTACAGATTCTATAAAACTTATATTCGCCCGTTCTTTCACTTACTCTTGTTATTTCGCAAAGATCACCTGGAGATAATCTTAGTAATTTCGCCATTGGATCTGTCCTTAAAATAATAGGTAATTGTTGATCATTGGCATTTACATTTTTCAGAATTTCTTTAATATCATCTTTAAAACGAATACAATTATGTTTAGGGACAGAATTATGTAGTCCTATATCAAATCCAAGTGTATTTATATTAAATAAATGAATATTTCTAAAATGTTCTCTCTTATATTTTTTATCTAATTTCATATTTTGTTCATTAATATTATCAGAGATACCTTCTATGATAAGTTTTTCTTGACCCTTTTTATAAACATCTTCTATTGTTTTTTCAATATTTTCCGAAATTTTTTCAGTAATAATTAAAATTATACTATCTTCGGGATTAATTAATTCATTGGTATATAAAGATAATATTTTATCACCACAAGTTTTTGTCACCTTTAAAGGGGGTGAATTAAGTTCCGGAAAATTATAATAAATAATATGTAATTTATGATCTTTTATATTTTTATGATTTAATGTCATATTTAAGTTAGAGGCTTTACCAAAATAAAGTGAATTATTATCTGATTTCATTGTATATAATTTTTCAATTTCTTCATTGGAATAATCGGATACCTTTGATACATCCCATTCTAATTCAAGATATTTTTTGAAAATCTTTCTTGAATTATTTATTTTATTGATTAAATCCATAGTATATAATATATGTTAATTTATTTTTTAAATTAAAATCAAATTTATTAATTTTACTTAAAGTGATAAAAGGTATATTAAATATAGACATGTTATTAAATAAATTAACTTCTTATAGTTTTTTAATATCAGGAATTATACTAGCATATTATAAATATGATATTAAAACTCTGATTAATACATATATCAATTCTAAAAATGATAAAATAATTAAAGTAGATTGTCCTACAAAAAATATAAAATTTATTGATAATGATAGTAAAATTAATATCTTTAGTATAGATGATTATTATGATGAAGTATTACAATATTTATATAATAAATATCCATCTAAATTTAATAATTTAGTTTATGAAGAAGAATATATCAATACATATAATGAATTTAGATTTAGAAGAAAGAAAAAGGATAGAATAACAAGAAAGAAAATAAAACCTTTTGAATGTGATATTGATATTAAATATGAATATGAAGATAAAATCTATAAAATCAAAATAAATCTATCAATTGTAAAAGATAAAGAATTATTAACAAAAATACTTTGTACATCTGATTGTAGTCCATATGAAGATATACTAAAAAAACTTGAAATCAGTTGTGAGAATAAAGAAGTCCTTTTATCATTTATTGAAAAAGCAAAAAATGAAATAAAAGAAGAATATGAAAATTATAGAAAAACTACAAAAGATACAATGAGAATTTTTTATTATAAATCAGACTATTGGATTTTATTATCAAAATCTCCAAAAAGATCTATTGATACATTATATCTCAAAAAAGGAGAAAAAGAAAAAATCATTGAAAATACGCATACATTTTTTAGTAAAGAAACAAGAGATATTTATTTAAGTTACGGAATTCCTTATAAGAGTGTTTACATGATATATGGTCCTCCTGGTTCTGGTAAAACAAGTACAATTAAAAGTATAGCTTCATTAATAGATTGTGATTTATTTGTTTTACCAATTGTTAAAGATATGTTGGATAATGATCTTGTAAGTGCTTTTAGTTATATAAATGATCAAGATTCAAAAGAAAGAATTATAGTTATAGAAGATGTTGATACCATTTTCGATAATCGTAAAAATGGAGATGATAATAATGGAATAACTTTACAGGGATTCTTAAACTGTTTAGATGGTTTTACATGTATAGAGGGGACCATGTTATTTTTAACAGCAAATAAACCAGAAGTATTGGATTCAGCATTTGTTAGATCTTGTAGAATTGATCATAAACTTAAACTTGATTATGCCGACAAGTTTCAAACAAAAAATATGGTCGAAACATTTTTACCTGGACAAATGGACAAATTTGAAGAATTTTATTCAAAAATAAGACACAAAGAATATACTACTGCTTCATTACAAGAATTACTTTTTTATAATAGAGATACAGAAAATCTATTAAATTTAGTTGAAGAATTTAATGAAATTGTCAATAAAAATGATCCAAAAAAATTTGAGATTATTAAAGATGAGAACAATAATTTATATAGTTAATTGTTACAATCAATACAATAATCATTGAATACATCTTCGTGACCATCTGGACCCTCTGTTCTATATTTAATAAATGTCCTTTTCATACAATCAATATTTCGACATATTGAAGCACCGCCATTTCCTTTACATGAAGAACAATCACATTTACCTCGAATCACAAATCTTTCTGAATTTGAATCAATTGATTCTCTACAACGATTAGTATAAGGACTTGTTCCTGGACCAGTCCAATAATGTTTATTATGACCATTATCATTATTTTCAATCCTTTCATTACAAATCCAACACCAACGATGATCACCACAATAGATAAAATTACATCCATCTGGTTTTACTGTTTTTATTCCACAATGAGGACATTTTTTAAATTCTCCATCATTCATATTTTCATCTCTACTTTTACAAACAACACATCGAAACATTTCAGGTTCTAATACTAATATACCTCCTTCTCCATTACCACATTGTCTAGGAATATCACAAACTTGTAAATATCTCCAATCATTTCTATTAATTAGAGGGGATCTTTTTGTAAATTTTGGTGTACATTGACTACACGCTCCATAATATTTTTCATCACCAAGTAGTTTTTTAAAATCGGGTTCACTATCAGCAATCATATAATCATTTTTAATTTCTAATACATGGATTATTTTCAGATATTTTTGATAAAGATTCATATAATAAAATTTCCAAAATTCAAAATTATTGAAATATACATTCGTCCATCTCCATAAATCAGATGATCCTTTCTCATAATTTCTATAATTATTTTTAAATCTTTCTTTCATAAGCCATCTACAATAAATTAGTGAGAATGGAACATTACAAAACGGACAATCAACTGATTTAAATACTAAATCTTGAATCTTAGATTCAAAAGTTTTAACTAAACAAGATTCACAGATAGAAGTATTACAACAAGGAGTAAATTCAAAATGTTTTTTTGTTTCGGCACATATCATACATGTTTGTTCTTCACTTATAGATCTTATTCTTTCTTTTTTTGGAGAAAGAATAAAACTTTTAAAAATATGAAATTGATTTTCAGGATTTAATACGTTATTACAAATATATAAAGCATCTTTAATTGATAATTTTTCTTTTCCTTTCTTATCAAGATATTCTAAAAGACTAAAATCCAGCAATTCTATAATTTTAATATAATTTGTCAAAGTTACTCTTGATAATTTTGTGTATTGAAGGGTCCTCGTGACATTCCTGTCAGACAAAAGATAAAGTTGATAAGCATCATATATTTTTTCTGTTGTTTTCATTTTGTTTTGATTAATACAATCAATCAATAATACTTATCAAATTTATAAATTAATAAGAAATACACAATCAAGATCTAAATCTTGAATAAACATAAATTTTTTATCTTTTGGAAGACTTTCTTTATAAGGAATCCATGATTCTTTAGTAATTATTTCAGAAAACATTTCATCAGTCATAAATTGAATATCTATTCTGTTTTCTTTTTGAGAACATTTACAAACTAAAAGACCATCTTGTATTAAACTATCTTTTCCATCATCATAAATTTTATTTAATTGTTCTAAATTATCTTTAAGGAAATTTAGAATATATTCAGGAGCAGAATCAACACTTTGAATACTCATTTATATTAATAGTTATTATATATTATTGATCTTCTAACGAATTTTGAAGAGCTTGATTTAGTTGTCTTTCTTCTTCTCTTCTAATTAAATCTTCATTATTAATAAATCTAGCAAAATAAATTCTATTAATAAAATTTAATAAATTATCTCCACTTATATTCATTAATTCATCACGTTGTTCATCTGGTTGTTCATCAGGTTGTTCATCTGGTTGTTCTTCAGCACCTTCAGCACCTTCAGCACCTTCAGCACCTTCAGCACCTTCAGCACCTTCAGCACCTTCAGCACCTTCAGCACCTTCAGCACCTTCAGCACCTTCAGCACCTTCAGCACCTTCAGCAACTTCAGCACCTTCAGTATTTTCTGTATCTTGATTAGGTATATTATCAACATTTAAATCAAAATGAACTTCTTGAATAATAGGTCTTTCTTCGGAAGGAAATTCTGTTCTACATATCGGACATGTATTATTTTTATTAAACCATTCTATAATTCCGGGACAATTATCATCACCCTTGTGAAAATAATGAGGATTACCTTCACAAGGTAATTTAATACATTTTTCACCTATTTTAAATTCTTCTAAACAAATAGAACAAGATAAATCTTTTTTATCATTTTCAATTTCACTTAAAGAATTTAAAAAATCATCTGAAACTTTATTTTCTCTTCTATCAGCATTATTATTTCGAATAATCTGAATATTATCTCCAATATTTTGGATTAATAATTCAAGTAATTCAATATTAACATTACTATTATTCATATTATTCTGAGAATTAATTAATTCAACAAATCTTTCCATAATAATATACTATCTTTATATTTTAAATATTTATTAAACTATAAAACTTAATACTAAATAACCTAATAATCCTACAATTAATGATTCCTTCCATCTATTTTTCATTTCAAGATAAATATTTGCCCAAGAATCAACTTGTTCTTTTGATGTTAAAGAATATAACATTAGAGGACTCTTTGGATAAAAATAATAAAATCCAAGTTTAACAACATATATAATACACAAAAATTTACAAAGACGATAATTATCTTTTCTATTATTAAATAAATAATATAAACCCAATATAATACCTATAACCATACCAGCAATATAAATCATTAATCTTTCATAAATTATTTGTGTATAAATTTCTTTTTGTTTTTCATCTAAAACACTCATAAAATGAATAAACATATCATTATCTTTCTTTAGATATGACATATAAATTGAAGAAAATAATAAAGTAAAACCAATCAAACAATAACTAATATTCATCTATAAATAAGAATAGATAATTTATTTAATCAACTTCATCCAATGTAGGACCATCTGGGACATTACCTGGTACACCTCCCATATCCGGCATACCACTCATATCCGGCATACCACTCATATCCGGCATACCGCCCATATCAGGCATACTGCCTGTGCCAGGCATATTGCCTGATTGATAAACCTTCGTCATAATAGGATTAATTTTATCATTAATTTCACTTAATTTACTTTCATATTCATCTTTAGTTTTTTCATCTAACAACCATGTATCTGTTTCAGTAATTAAATCATTTAACATCTTTATTTCAGATTCATCTAATTTATTTTTAATTTCATCATTTTCAATACTAGTTCTAGTCTGATATAATAATGATTCAAGATTATTCCTTGCTTCAATCTTCAATTTATGTTCATTATCTTCATCCTTATATTTTTCTCCCTCTTGAATCATTCTTTCAATATCTTCAGCACTTAATCTACCCTTATCATTTTTAATCGTAATTGCTTGTTTTTTTCCAGTTCCTTTATCACAAGCTTCAATATTCATGATTCCATTTGCATCTAAATCAAATGTTACTTCAATTTGAGGGACACCCCTCCTTGATGGAGGAATTCCTTCGAGTTTAAAATTACCTAATTCATTATTATCTTTTGTAAGCGTTCTTTCACCTTCATAAACTTGAATCATAACAGAATCTTGATTATCTTCATAAGTAGAAAATGTTTGTGATTTCTTTGTAGGAATTGTAGTATTTCTTTCAATTAGTTTAGTCATAACTCCCCCAGCTGTTTCAATACCAAGAGAAAGAGGAGCAACATCTAACAGTAAAATTTCATCTGCTTTTTCTGAACCACTCGTCCCACCTGATAAGATTGCTGCTTGAACAGCAGCACCATAAGCAACAGCTTCATCTGGATTAATACCCTTATTTAGTTCTTTTCCATTAAAATAACTACTTAATAATTCTTGAACTTTAGGGATCCTTGTAGAACCTCCAACGAGAACAATATCATTTACTTGACTTTTACTGACACCAGCATCACTTAAAACTTTAGAAACAGGTGTCATACATTTTTGAAATAAATTCATACAAAGAGATTCAAATCTTGCCTTAGTAATACTAGAAAAAAAATCAATACCTTCATAAAGAGATTCTAATTCAATTGAAGCTGTATTACTACTTGAAAGAGTTCTTTTTGCCCTTTCACACGCTGTTTTTAATCTTCGAATTGATCTCTTATTATCGGTAATATCGTGTTTATTTTTCCTTTTAAATTCATCAATAAAATATTTCATTACCACATTATCAAAATCTTCACCACCCAAATGAGTATCTCCGGCTGTCGCCTTAACTTCAAATATACCATCATCAATCGACAATAATGAAACATCAAATGTTCCACCACCCAAATCAAAAATTAGAACCATCTTTTCTTCTTCACGTTTATCGAGTCCATAGGCAATCGCGGCAGCAGTAGGTTCATTAATAATCCTTAATACTTCTAGACCAGCTATTTGACCAGCATCCTTTGTTGCCTGTCGCTGAGAATCATTAAAATAAGCTGGAACAGTAATTACAGCTGAATCAACTTTTTCACCAATATAAGATTCAGCAACTTCTTTCATTTTTGTTAAAATCATTGATGAAATTTCTTCAGGTTGAAATGTTTTTTCTTCATTCTTATAATTAACTTTAATAATAGGTTTTTCATCTTTTTCAATTACTTGAAAGGGGAAAGATTTTACATCTGCTTGAACAGTTGTATCACTAAATTTTCGACCAATTAACCTTTTGGCATCATAAATAGTATTTTCAGGATTCATAGAAGCTTGATTTTTTGCTCCATCGCCAATTAATCTTTCTGAATCTGTAAAAGAAACATATGATGGAGTTGTTCTATTTCCTTGATCATTAGCAATAATTTCACAACGATTATCTTTCCACCAACCAACACAACTATATGTAGTTCCTAAATCAATTCCAATCGCAACCATATATACATTATCTTTGTTATTCTTTTTTAAGTAATTTATAATTATAGGTTAATTCTCGAATTATTTCATTTAATATTTTTATTTTTAATTTCAGATATTCTCTTTTAAGTTTTGTTATAAAATCTAATTCATAAGGCAAAATTTCTATTTTATTTTTATTATTTAATTTAATAATATTTTCCATCATACATAAACACTAATTAAAGACATATTAATAAATATCAAATTTATTATATATATTATATTATATTAAATGAATAAACTAAATCTATGTAATTATTTGGATTTGAATTCACAAAATGCCGATGATATGAACCTTAATTGTATCCAAGATCCTAGTAAAGGTAGAGATAAATATTGTGCTTCAGAATACAAATTATATGATAATATTTCTAGAGAATTTGAAAATTATATCATTAAAAGAGATATAGATGCGGGTTATGGTATCAGAAAATTCAATAATGAAGTTTCTAATGAAATAAAAAAAATAAATAAATCAAGTGGAATCGAAGGATTCACCGGGAAAATATTTTATACTGATAATGGAATGGGTGAAAATACCGTGCTATCCAATGAATGTCCGGAAGGATTCACATGGTGTAGTAAAACAAACTCATGCATTCAAGTATGTACTAATTGTAAATATAGAGATAATATGAAATCACAAGAATTTAATGAATTTGATAAATGTTTCCCCAATGGAGTATATGATGGAGTAGATACAATGGGGAATATTAAATGTAATTGTGGAAAAGATAATAAATATTGTTCTGAAAATTTATTGAAACATGTTGAACTCGAAGGATCATTTGATATTTTTAGTAATATTGCTGATTATTTATTATTGTAATCACATAAAAAATTTTAATAATAATTTTTAAGAATTTTAGAAATTTCATAATTTATTCAGTTTTCGTCTTCATCTCTATCAAGAATATCCATGACAGCATCTAGTTCTTCCTTCTTCTTTTCATTAAAACGCTCATTCTGTTCTAGAATTTCCTTGATCCTTGTATCAAAAGAATCTGTCAGACAGTAAGCAAAATCTTCAAAATTCTTCAAATCCATCCCCGAGGATGATACATCGATCTTGATCATTTCATCTCCCTGATTCACCTCCCACCCAGTGACTTCTTGACGCTTACTCTTCGCGACCTTATCCATCCATTCACCAAAATCCCCCTTCACACTAAAAGGTTTGATCCAGATCTTTGTCTTGGAACCATCTTCAAAAATCTTCATTACTTCAGAATCTGTATCTTCATCAAGTTGTGAAACTGCTTCACTAATGACATTGTTAAGAGAGTTCTTGTTCTTACCAATCAGGCGTGGAATACAATCTTGTGGGAAAGAAGAGTAGATAGAGAATTGGAATCTCTTTTCAGGTGCCTTGAAATCCTTCTGATACTTCTCAAGATTGTGCTTGACAAACTTGAGCATGACTTCAGATTCTGTCTTGATCTCCGCGAAGAATCCTTCGTCATCCTTGTTGAGGACAACCAGAGGTGTCTTTGGTTTTTCACCTTCAATCTTTCCCTTTTCGACTCCGAGATTGTACATCTTCCATGTAGGAAGAATAACGTTCTTCCTGATAGAGGGATTCTTGCGAAGTCGCTGGTTCTTGTCACACATTTCCTTCGATGGACCGATGATATCCGAAATCTTCACGTCCTTGTTGAATCCTGGAAGTCTCATTACAACAGAAGTCATCTTTTCTCTGAGAGTTGTTTCCCTTTGTCCTTTGCCCTTTTCTTGTAAGATTCTTTGTTCTTTGTTCTTTTATTCTTTGTAAATTGTTTTTTCTCTTTCTCAATTATAATTGATAAATTATCTTTAACTAACTATCAAATTTTTAAAAATTTTAAATTATTTATATTAAGAATATATATAAAGAATAATGAATCACCCGAGATTAATGATTTCTCTACTCTTTTTTACAATATTTATAGTGTTAAACGCCCTTAATGTTGATAATGGACTTAAAGTAAGACTAGATGATTTATTTTATAATTTAAATATTCATCAAGATTTTAATTTTTTTCCAGACACAACCATTTTTATAATCATTTTATTAGTTTCACTAATAGTTGGATTTAAAACAAGTCCTATAGGAATTACCATAATTTATATGATCATATCAACATTTATGTTGTTTTACTCTACTAAAAATTACGTGATTGATGATGATGGGAAAGGAAATCAAGATATATGTTATTTTGGACAATTTAAACCCATAAGTAATGATGATTTTCAGATAATAAATAGTTATAAATTATTTTATCTAGTATCATTAATATATCTAATATATCATAACATAACATCAGATGATAAAAATAAATATACTTCACTAATTGTAGGAATAATTGCTCTATATATATTTGGTATAATATTACAATTACTTTCAAGTTTTATTATTTGGTGGTTAAGTAATAAAGAAAAAAAAGATAATTACATTTATATATTTGATTATATAAAAGAATTAACTAAAAATTCAAATTATAATAAAAATATTAATAATATTAAATATAATATATTTTTATCAATAGGATCTCTGAGAATTTTATTAATAACATTACTTAGTTTATATATAGGATATCAATATATTTATAATAATCCAATTATACCATCTGTTGTAAACTTTTTAAAACCATTAGGAACAATATTTATATTCTTTTGTGTTATTATATTATTTCCTTTATTTTTCTCTGATGGATGTGTTATAAATAGGACAGGTAAAAATACAAAAAAAATGGAACAATTAATCTCTTGTTCATCACAGACACAATTTGGAATGAATTTTCATATTTACCTAATTGCTGTATTATCATTTGTAATGCATTTTATAAATTAATTATCATAAATAAATTAATCATCAGTATAATATTCTGTAGGAACAGACCATGATTTACCTAACTGCCAGTGTTTAAGAGCATATGATTTAGGATATTTTTTACAAGGATATTCGATATATCCTTTTTTAATTTTCTTTTTCTTTTTAGTTTTTTTATTACTAAAACATTTATTTTTACCTGATTTTCTATATGGAGGATCTTGCCCAGGGGAATATTCTTCAACAAAGGGGTAAAAATATGTACTAGGAAATATTTTATAATTTTTATCACTACTTTTAATAGCACTTCTTAAATAAGCTGGTCCTGTTTCATTATCTACATAAATACTATCAAATCTAATATTATTTAAACTTCTTTTAGTAAGAAGTCTTTTTAATATTGGACTTTTTTTAATTGCTCCAAAAAAAGAATTACTTAAAAAAGCAACATTTTTAAATCTAGGAACTTCATTACAACCCACGAATTTATATTTCTTATTAAATAATTTATACATTGGTTTTAAAATTTCAAATGTTGTATCAAAATAATAACCTCCGTGGGTATAAACAATTTCCAATCTCATTAAATCTGTAATTTGTGCCCATTTTGAATGGAGATATGGTTCTCCTTTGGCATTATATAATATATGTCCCCCTAGATCTTCATCTTCTCTCATTGGTTTTCCATGATATTTTTTTGCTTTTTTAATATAATCATATGTCAATGGGAAATTTTTCTTTTTTAAATCTTTATTGCCCCATATTTTAATTTCAAATTCTGGCATATTCTTCTCAAATGATTCTACAAAACTTGAAAAATAATCTGGAGGATCACCTCCTATCCATATAAGATGAACTTTTCTAGGTATGGGTGAAATCCATTCTTTCATTATATATATTAAATATATATTAAATATATATTAAATATGAATAACATCTTTTAATAATTGTTCTAATCTATCTTTATCAATATATTCTTTTTCGTATAATTCATTTTCTTGTAATAATTTTTCAATATGATTTTCATGATAAGATTTTAAACGATTACTTAATATATTTTTTAATTTATTAATATCCACTTTAATCTTTTCTTTTTTTATTTCTGAATTATCTTTTTTTTCTGTATTATTTTCTTCTTTTTCTAATTCAGATAATTTACTTTTAAGGAAATCATTTTCTTGTTTTAAAGAATTACAATTCATTACTTCAATTTGTAATTTATCATTTAGATCTCTAAGACTTTTATTTTCAATTTCTAATTTTTTTAATTCTCTTGATTTTTTACTTTCAGATAACAACTCTAATTTTAATTTTTCAATTTCATTTTTTAATTTTTGAATTTCTTCATCTTTTTCATAAACAGTTTTCAACTTATTTTTCAATGTAATTATTTCATCTTGCATAGAATTTAAACGTTGATTATTACTTTCAAAAGATTCTTTTGAATTTAAAATAATATCTGTATCAAATATATTTTTATTGGAATTATCAGAAATATTTGCTTTCGTATCTGTCTTATAAGCATCTCTAGTTAAATCATTAAGAGTATTTAAAAAAATATTGTCATTTGTATATTTTTTTAAACCGGGAGTTTCCATAAAAAAATCTATATTTAAAAATTAAAATTTAAACTTTAAATTTATATCTTACTTTTAGTTTTTCTATCTACTTTCTTTTTAACTTTCTTTTTAGTTTTTCTATATTGTGGATCAAAAGATATAGGTATTTTTTTCTTTAATGTTTTATCATTTAATTGTTTTAAATTTTCTCTGATAGTTTTATCACGGACTTCCATTTTCTTTTCTTTTCTTCTGAGAGAAGATTCTGTTAAAGCCATTTTTAATCTATTTAATTCCATTATTCTACTTGTTTCTAATAATTCAGTCTTTATTTTTTCTATTTCTCTTAATTCTTCTTCTTTCTTCTTACTATTTTCTTTAAACTGAACAATAGATAATTTTAATTTTTCATTTGTTAGTGTGAGTTCTTCAATTGCTTCTTCTTCTATTTTTTTCTTTCTTTTAATTTGTTTTAGACGATCAATTAATAATTCTCTTGTTTTAACACTAATTTCTCTTCTTGCCCCTTTACTTTTATTTATAGTATTAACTAATTCTTTAGAATTCTTTTGAGTTATTTCATATAATCTTTGTAATTCTTTTATTTTTCTATCATTCTCAATACTTTCTTTTTCATATTTACTAATAATTCCTTTTAATTTTTCGTTTTGGTCGTTTTGTATTTGTTTTAATTTTTCTATCATTTTTAATTTTTCATCTAGACCATCCTTTGTTTTTTCCGTTTTTTTTATACTATCTTTTAAATCACCTGTAATTTTTTTCTTTTCAGATTCATGTTTTGAATCTAAATTTGCTAATTTTTTCTTTGTTTTATCATCTTTTTTATTCCCATCTTTCTTTTCTTTTTCTTTCTTTAATTTATCTAAATAATAATCATAAATATCTTTAATACATAATTCGAATTTTTTAGATTCATCTTCGGTAAATTTCAATGATTTAGTTAAATTTAATCTAAAAAATTTACCATTTTTACTTCTATCATCATATTTTATAACACTTTTAACAGATAAATCTTTATTATTATATTTATAAATATCAGATATCCTGTGTTTAAGTAAATATTCTTTTAATTTCTTTATTACAAAATTATCATCAAAAAATTTACTTTTTAAAGCATCAAATCCAGATAATCCTCGAATATCTTTTAATAATTTTTTTCTATCATTTTCAATTTTATTTTTTTTATTATTTATAAAGGTATAATATTCTAAATAATAATACAGATAAGTTTTGTAAAGTAAATGATCTATAAATATATAATCAGTAGTATTTCCATTTTGTAATTTATCATTAATTTTATCTTGTATAAAAACATGATAATGATTAATTAATTTATTATTTAAATTTTTACATAAATTCATATTATTGAAATATTTATTATTAATTAATTGAATTAGTTTATCTCTATTTTCATCATTAAAATTATCAATATGTGTTTGACTTATATTTGAAATACTTTGTTTTTTGTTTAAATCAACAATATTATTTAATTCTTTACTTATTTCATTTAAGAATTTTGAAGTTTGTGTAATTCTTCCCCATATTTTATTTGTTACAAATCTAAATGTACCGTTCATTGGAATATTATTTTCAAATTTACCTATCATAATAATTGGTTCATTATACCATCCCTGATGATTTTTATCCCTTTCCACAATATTAGAAGAAATAAATTTCTTAAAAAATGTTTCTTCATCAAATCTTCTAGATGATTCTTGTTCTTTTTCATATTTAGTTTTAATCATTTCAAATATTCTATTTATTTCATCTATTAATAAATTCCTTGAGATCCTACTCCCAACATCCAAAATTATTTGATTACATAATTCATTCCAATTATCAAAAGAACAATTTTCACATTCTTTATATGTATATATTTCACTTGGTAATTTAACTTTATTTTTATTGGTTTGAAATATAGAATCAATTTGGGATTGTTTAATATTTATATTATAATCTGATAATTTATTATTAAAATCAAGTATCAATTTCGATTTTATAATTTCAGTATTATCAAAATTTTCTTTATCAAATATTGATTGATAAGATTGTTCGATCTTATTTAAATACTTCTTAATTGAATCATTATTTTTACTATCAGTTTTACCTAATGAATCAATATATAATTTTTTAATATCTTGTATATTATTTTTTTCTTTAGTTTTATCATCAATAATACTCAAATCATAAAGTTTATTTGATAATTGTTCTGGTGTTGTTTTATTCAAATCTAATAATTCTGTATCATATGAATCATTAGAATTTAAATTTTTATTTATTAAATTTTTTATTTTCCACAGATTTGATTTATTTTTAATTAATTTATTATTCAAAGGAATCAAAGATAAAATAGAATCTTTAGATTCTTTTGTTAAATTATTTGACATTGAAAATAGATCATACATATCTTCTTCTTCATTTAAACCTCCACCTTTAGCAGGAGAATTAGTGCCCGAGGCAGGACTTGAAACACTAACAGGATCAAGAAGTTTTTTATTACTTTCAAATATTTCTAGATAATTTTTATATTCATTTGTTATTAAATCATCTATATCAAATTTTAATCCTTTCTTATCATTACTCAAATATCCAATAATTGGATTATTACTGTGAAAATTTGATAATAATTCTTTTATAGAATATTCTTTTTTAATATTCGAAGAACTATCACCTGTATATATATATTTAGTTTTATCATCATTTAATTCATATCTATAATCAGTAGAATTTATTTTTATTAATATTTCGTAATTTTTGTTATTTGCTTTGCTTATAATATCCAATTTATTTATCATTTCCGATAGTGATGATAACTTACTACGAATATTATCATATATTAAGTTAAATTTTTCAGATGGTAATACAAGAGAATCATCACTAAAATCTATAAAATATAGATCATTTAAATTTTTATAAATTAATATATCTTCTTTAAATTTATTAAAATTATTATTTAGATAATCGTAGTTGCCTTCTAATCTTTGATTATAATTGTTTAAAATTAAGTATTCATCTATTAATTTGTAATTATCTTTATCAAATATAACAATACCATAAGCTGTTTTTCCATAATCCGATATATCATCTATTTTTATAAAATCATATATATCAGGACTTCCATCTTCTCCTCTCGTTACAAGATCATATGATGTAAATAAGCGAGATGAATTGTAATATGATGATATAATTAATTGATCTTTGTGTTTATTTTTAATATATAATAAATAATCATCTATATTTTTATTTTGAAGATCATTATTTATATCATATATATTATATTGAAGACTTTTTAATTTAATAGATTCTAGATCTTTTTCAATGACGCTGACTTTATCAGGTCTTTCTAATTGTTTAAATATTAATTTAGATTTAACATTATCGTATATTTTAGCATTGACAAATTTATCTTTATCAAAATTAATTAAATTTTTCATAAATAAATATTCTTCAGTTTTATTATTATTGTAATCGTAAAATGATTTTAATAATTCATTATATTTCGATTTTAATTCTCCAATATTTGATTTAATTTCTTCAATAGAAGAAATTTCCTTCATATCCATTATTTCTTCTCTATGTTCATCAATTACTTCAATTATTATATTTAATGGATCTTCTTGATCATTGTAATTACCAAAATGAAATAAATTAAAATTATCAGATAAGAATAATATATATTTATTATCTAGTTTTATTTCAGGAGAATTACTATCTGGATCATTTTGTTTTTTATGATATTTATCTATATTTGAAAATATAGATATACTATTTATAATTTCTTGATTCTTTATAGGATTTTCCGAAAAAAAATCTTTAAAATAATAATAAATATAAAATGTGATAATTAATCTATATAATAATCTTATACTTAGTAATTCTATATCATAAAATTCTAATTTTTTGTAATCCATAATATTTTTTTCTTTAAAGTTTTTAATAATTTTATTCATAGACCTTTTTAATTTTGATTCTTCTTTTGCAATATCAAATATTTCATTCAATATTTGTTTTTTATTATCCGATAAATAATAATAATAAGATAGAATTAAACTCATTTCATCATATTTAGAAGAATCATTTAATTGATTTTTAATGTATCTAAAATTCACTTTTTCTAATGATTCAACTAAACCTATACTTTCATTTATATAATTATCAAGAGAAACTAGATTTTTAGTTATTTTTTCTTCACTTTTAGGAACTTCTGTATATAATTGTGTTGAAAATTTTTCTAAAGATTTATTTAGTAATTTTGTTCTTAAAATATCACTTAAATTGTTATTACTCTGGTCAATATATGTTTCATATTTTAAAAATTGTGTCAATTTGTTTTTAATTTTTTCATTTATATTAATCAAAGGAAATTGTAAATTTTCAAAAATATTATTATCTTGAAATTTACTAGTGTCTATTTTTTCTTGTTCAACATAAAATTCATAACGCATTCCTTCCATTATTTTAGTTTTAATATTTCTATCCGGTTTTATAAATAATCTTATTTTATAGAAAATCTTATCATTTGGTGATCCAACTAATGATGATAATATTGACGATGCATTTTTAACAGCAGTTAAAACTTCAAGAATTATATACAATTCTGATTCATTAAAATAATAATCACCTACATTTAATAACCCTTTTGTTTTTTCATTCAAACATTCAATGTGTTGGTTATTTGGACATTTTAAGGGTTTTCCTTTTTCTTTGTTTTCTTTAAATTTAATATAGAAATTATCCTCAATTGTTTTTGTTTTATCAGGTGATTCATCTATTGAAATATAATTATTTTCTTCATTTTCGTAACTTTCTTCAACTACTTCATCAAGCATTTCATCTATATCATCTTTTTCATCAACTTCAAATTTCATGATTTTAATTAATTTTTCTTCTTCACTCTCACCCCATTCTTTTCTAGCATCAGATATTTTTTGTTTAGAAGATTCTAATTTATCACTTTCTTTTAAAGAATTTTCTACGTCAACATTTAATATATTATTAATTAAATCAAAATTCTGTATTAATAATGTATATAATAAATCAAGTTTACTATATTTATTTTTTTCTTTTATTTTATTTACAATAACCTTATCAATCGTATTAACTATTTGTGGAATATTTTTAAAATTAGCAAAATTTAAATAACTCAATAAATATCTGTAAATATTTCTAAATATTATTTTATTGAGTGGTTTTTTCTTTTCTTCTTTTTTATTTAAAAAGGAGGGTATAAACTTATCAAACCAACCTCCACCTCCAACAGCACCTCCAACAGAACCACTTCCAACAGCACCACTTCCAACATCTCTAGTTTCTTCACTACTTCCATCACTACTCCCTTCACCAGTTTCTTCACTACTTACACTTGGTTTTATTTTTTCGAAATAATTTTCCAATTTTTCATAATCACCCAATGATAATCTATCATCATCATCAATTTCTAAATGAAGAAATTCTTCAAATTTTTCTATAAAAAATTTATCATTTTTTTGTATTTTATCTAAATAAATATCTTTATATTTATATATTAAATCATTTAATCTTAATTGTTGTTCAAAATAGTTATCCAATTCTTTGAGAGATTTTTTAATTGTTGTTAGTTTTTCTGTTACGGTGGCTTCTAGACCATCATTTGATTCATTATCTTTTAGTATGTTTAATATAGTTTCATAATTAGTTTGATCAATATTTTTATTATAATAAATCTCTAGACGAAGTCTGGTGTTATTACCTTTAAATATGTGATTACCTTCCGCCAACGATTCTATAATTGAATTTATATTATCTTCTATATATTTACTAATCTTCATCTGATTTTTAATTAATACATCCTCTATAGTTTTTTCAAATAAAGATTTTTTATTTACATCTAATATATCATTTATTTTACTTAATAAGAATTGAGAGTCAGATATTTCATTTAATAATCTAATATCAATTTTCCCTGTTTCATCTTTTAAATTTTTATATAACTTGTAAGTTATATTTTCTTCATTTGATATTATATTATCATCATCCAATATATTTGAATCAATACTATTAAAATCAAATTTTCTCTCTTTATCTATTGTAATTATTTCTTCTATAGTAGTATTATTAATTTTTATTGTAAATATTATTGATTCTAATTTTGGATTGTCATAATTATTTAAATCAATAGTATCATTTGTCCAAGAAATAATTCTTTTTTTATCATTTTCTTGATATTTTAAATCACTAATTTTTGGGAATACATATTCTTTATCTTTTGAATTTTTAGTGTATCTAATTTTAGTATTAATTTCATATTCAAAGTTAATATCATTATTAGATTTATATATTGTTTGTAAAGGTAATCCTAATTCTGTAATATCATCTAATGATATTTTTTTCTTCCCTGAAGATCCTTTTTCCGGTATAAATATATTATTAATTTTGGAATAACCTTTACTCTTTAAAAAATCTTCAGTTATATTGTGTTTATTAAAATACCCTTTTGAATTAATCTTATATTTACTTCCATCTTGTTTTTCATCAATTAACTTACCTTCTATATAAATAACATAATATTTATCGTCTATTTTCCCAACAAAAATATATTTTTGTAATTCTTTTTTATACCACAAACTTATACTTCCAACCTCTAAATATTTATCTAATTTATATCTATTATAAACTGTCGATGTATCCAAAGATTGCTTTGATATTTTTTGACGATATATATCATTTAAATTCATATTATTATTAACATCATTAAACAATTTAAGAAATTTAACAATTGGATTAGAATCTTCATCCTTGTAATATTCATAAATAATATTCATATTATTCAACAAATCTCTATTAAATTTACACATATACCTTAGTAAATTTTCCCCTTCATCTTTTATAATAGTTAAATCATTTATAATAAAATTATTTATATCAGATTGTTTATCTTTTAATCTTATATCAAATAAATAAAATCTTTTTTTATCATATGTTAAAAGATACTCTTTATCAGAATTAATTATATAATTGTTTATTTTATCCGAATTTATACCAGCTTCTCCGCCAACTTGTTTCCTATTTTTTTTACCACCACCCTCTGAATACACAATAGTTTCCGATCCGGGTAAAGGAGGGCGAAACGAAGATCCAGGAGGTTTAGAATTCTTGAATATTTCTGGAATTAATTTTAATGTTTTGAGATTTCCATAATGATTTTTAAATTGATCTTCTGTTGTTCCAGAACTACTTAAAAATTTGAATCCGAAAGATGCAAATCTATATAATTCATTATCTATATTTGGATCATATTTTTGTTCTGCTACTTTTGATAATACTTCATATATTTCAAACAAAATGCTAATAAATAATTTACCAATTAAATTGTTATATGATTCATAGTCTTTATTTTCTAAATATTTTGAATATAAATATAATTTTAATATATTGGTAATATCATCAATAGTTTTTGTATCATTCTCATCAAGTTCATTATCAACACATTTAATATATATATTTAAAAATATTCTTGATATATAAGAATAAAATTTATTATTCATATCAAAATTAATATAATCCTTAATATCGTCATCAAAATTTATAACACCATTTAATAGATCTAATATTAGATTTTCTAATGAAATATTTTCTCTTAAAATTTTTTTCTTATCATCCTCGTATATTCCATAACCTATCCAATTATTCGTAGATTTTGTTTTTATTATTTCTTTAAATTTATATTTTTCATTTTCATCCTCTGATTTTAAACCAAAAGTTAAGAATGTTTTCAATAAATTATAATAAAATGAACTGCCAATATTCATATATTTTGATAATATTGAATCAGGATCTATTTCTTCATCATTCACGAATTTATTATCACTTTGTAATTTTCCAAGTAATGTTATGTTATCTTCATCTTCAAGTAATTCTTTGATAACATTAGGAGTAATTATTTTGTCTTCAAAATTATTAATAAAATTATATTTGGGTGTATCTGATTCTATTACTTTATCTAGTGGATCCTCACCACCTATCTGTGATCTCCCCCCACCACTAACATTTAAAATTCGTTCTTTTGTATCATCAATATATTTTTCAACATTTTCTTTAAATTCTTGATTTAAAGTTCCAGATAAGGTCATTAGATCATCAATTGATAAATCATTTAATTTACTTCTAAATGACAAATCATTATTTATTCTTGTTTTTATTTCATCAATTTTTATTCCTGAATCTGATGATATATTATCAGGTGATATATCAACAAATCTTTTGTTAGATACCATTTGAAAAGGGAATTTAGTATTAAAACCATTCAAACTATTTTCATGTTTTAATGTTTCTATTAAATTTATAAATATTTGATGATATTCTTCTGTTAATTGTCCTTTTATACTAAGAATACCATCAAATATTATATTTATTAAATTATATATATCTCCAATATATAAACTATTTTTAATAATATTATATTTATTTAATTTATCATAAGTATCTATTTTATTATATGGAATATATTTATCTAAAATTTCATATATTTTTACCATTTCTGTTCCTGGTTCTCCTTGATTTTTATTTAAAAAGTTATATATTAACCCTATTAATGATATATTTATATCATAAAAATTTTTAATTTTGGGATCTTTTATAAATTTATATACACTTTCGAAATCATAACTAGAGTTTATATATTTATTATACATCAAATTGATTTTTTCAATAAATTTTTGATCTAATTTATCATTTATATTTTGAATTAAATCTTTAGATAATACAGAAAGTAAAGTATTTGAATCCGATAAATCTATTTGATCTGTTATGAAATAAATATCTTTTTTTATTTCCGGTACTTCGGGATGTTCTTTTTTCATAATGTAATTATATATTTTGTTATGAATATTATTGATATTTTCAAATTCTAGTTTATGTAATTTATTATTTAAATCATTATATATTTCAATCAGTTTATTAATATCTTCTAAACTATTCATTCCCTCATCTATTGGCACTTCATCTTCCATTATAGAATATTTTAACATAATTAATTTATTTATTGTTTGTATTTTAGGCAACAGAGAACCCTTAATTACTAAGTCAATTGGTTTTTTATGTGTTAATAGATCCAGATCTACAAAATTTGGTCTATTATTATGAAATTTTAATATTTTAGTTTTTAATACAGAAATATTAGAATTATTACTATCTTGATTAAGAATTAATCTTACAGTTCGAACGTTACTAGTAGATATTTCATATGTATATTTTTTAGAAGTGTCTAGTGAAATTATATTCATATATTTTTTCTTATCTTCATCTTTTATTTTATTATAAGTAGGCAATGTAATAGATATATTACTTCTTAAGTCCTGAATTTCGACATCTTTGTCACTAAATTTTATTTCTCCAATTTCGAAATTTTTAGAAGGTTTATTTATTTCAATATTATCATCAAGTAAAAATTTAGGAGAACCTCTATTATAATCATATATTATATCAAAGTCTTCTATTTTGAAATAATAATTAAATAATCTAAACTTGTTAATATATGATCCATCTAACACAATTTTCTTCTCCCCTGTTGACTGAACCAGATCATCAGAAAGTATTGATTTTTTATAACAATTCTTATCCCATTTATATCTATCTTTTTCCACAGGACCTTCTTCTATTTTTATTATATTTTTATCTATATTTTTGATATATTGTTTTTCAAATTCAAATGCGAAAGATTTTTTATATTTATCTATCCCTAATTCATTTTCATCCAAACCATAATCAAAATTATTAACAGGTTTAAAATTATCTTTTATATGATCCACTTGTAAATATTGAAAACAGTTGCTCAAATGGGTGCCTTGGACGGGATGGGGTATAGATGTTCGCGGTAAATAATTTTCCAAATTATTAATATAATTATCATTATAATTTAATCTATCATGATCATAATCACCCTGATCGAAATTATTTTTAGAATTTAATAAATTTAATAATTTAATAAATTCATTATCTAATTTAATATATGGAAATCCTAGTTTATTTAAACTTTTTGAAACATTCTTAATAAAATAAGAACCTTCAATATATAAATCATAACTACTATCTTTATTTTTAATTATTTTTTCAATTTTTCTCCATTTATAATTTCGTAATTTAACATCATTAAATATTCCTTCAGAAATAAAACCATCCTCTTCATTATAAATATTTACATTATTATTTTTTTTTAAATATATAAAATAACTATATTCTAATTCATCTGTATCTTTATTAATATCATCTTCTGTTATCTCAATATTTTCTTCAATATTAGATAATCTTATATACTTCACAAATAAATAACTTAAAAAATTTGGTAATCGATCAATATAATTTTGATGGATATTCTCGGTTGATGTCTTGATTTGTGTTATATATTGATCTAAATAAATACGAATATTATTAATATTTTTTTGATTTATGTTTCTAAAATAAGAATTTTTAAATTTTTCCATATCAAAATATATATATTTAATGTAACTATCATCAAAATTTTTATTATATATCAAATAAGTTGATTTTTTACCCTTTACCATTTCTAATTTATTTAATTTAGCGTGATTATTAAAAATCTGGATATCTAAATCACCTAAATTATCTAATATTAATATATCTTTCAAACATTCAATAAAATCAGAAATAAATCTAGGTTTCTGCCATCTACTTATTTTTTCACTTTCAGTACTCGTAGAATCGGACTCGATCATTGCTTTTCGAATTGTCTCCAAATTTATGTTTATTGCTCGGGTGCTTCCATCTACTGAGATTGGATCTATCTCCATACCTGGGTTATCTCCAAAATAAATATTAAATTGTGATATTAGAACATTGACCGTCCTTATCAAGTCATTTTTCTTATTATTATCTCCATTCGTTGTTTTCCCTTCACTAGGTGAATCATTCTGTTCTATTTGAAAAAACAATTTAGATAAATCGGATATTGATACTCCTCTTTTTTTTATATTATATTTTGGTCTATTTTCATCTTTTTGTAACCAATTATTTTGTTCTTCTTCTGTTTTTGGTTTTATTTCATAATTAAGTTTGGAATATTTAATCAAACCATTATTTTGTATATCTTTTATATAATTATAATATATTCTATCATAATCGATAGTTGGTTCTATTAATTTTAGATAATCACTTTCCATTATTTTATAAAAATTATCATATTTATTGATGTTTTCGAATTTTTTAAAAGAATTATTATTAATTAATGTAATATTTAAATCACAAATATATTTTTGAATTAAAGGATTTATTTGTTTTTTTCCTGATTTACGAAAATTCGCAAAGTTTGTAGTAATCTTATTAAATATTATTTTTTTTTCTTCATCATTACCTCTGATCATATTAATATCATCTAATCTAGTTATAATATCTTTATTTATTGAAATATCATAGAAATCAGTATAATTATTATAATCATTATTTTCAATTTTTTGATATAAATTATATGTTTCTCCTTCAATATCAAATATTTTTTTAGATAAAAATTTTATTTGTTCTACATATTTTTCTATCTGTTTTATATTATTTAAGTGATATGAAGTATTAGGTGGTCCCAAATCTTTTAATACATTTTCAATTTCTTTTAAATATGCTTCATTTATAAATTCCCAATCATCGCCCATTTCGCTAATTTTCTGTTTTTGTTTCATATATTTTATACTATCTGCTTTACTATGACTCCAACGATTAGATAATAATGTTGGAATTTTGTTTTGTTTAGTTCCCAACAAAATGGATGTAATTAGATTAGTCCAATTAACATCGTCCTGACTTCCATCCGATTTATTTAATAAATTTATTTTTGTTACATTTTTATCATATTGTTTTTTTATAGGTATTAATTCGCTTGAGCGATCTCTTTTATTTTCAATAAGTCTTTCAAAAATTTTTTCAAATAATAGATCATACCATTTCTTTGTTTGTTGTTTGCCTTTATCGCTAAACCCGCTAAACATTGATCGGTTTTCCTTTTCCCATATTTGAAATAATTCAATATTAGTTTTCCCTACTACACTGGAATACATATTTTTCTTTTTCTTTAAATTTTTAGTATAATCTTTAATTTTTGTAAGATTATTTATTAAATTTGTATAATTTTCTATATTATCTGTATTAGTATTAAATCCTCTGTCAATGAAAATATATTCAAAAATTAAGTTTTTTGTCTTGGCTATTTTTACAATATGTTCTAATGTTGAATTTAAAAATTGTTTAAAATCAATCTTAACTGTTTTGTCAGAATTCTTAATTATTAATTCGCTATTTACTCTACTAATTGTTCCTTTTTCATAGGTATATTTATCAACATCTTTATTCACATAAATTACATTCAACGTAACATTATCCCCCAATTTTGATATTATTTTGAAATAATGTTTTATATTGTGGAATAATACATATTTTTTATTTTTGTCTGTTTCTACAGTATTTTCTGGAATATTATTATAATTTATAATTTCATCTAAAGATACTTTATTTGTAGAGGAATCCCCCCCTCTTTTAATACCTTCAAATTCAGTTTTGATATCTTGTATTTCTTTAACTAAATCTCCAATTCTTTTATCATCACTATCTGATTCAGATTCTAATGTATCTGAAGTTAATACAAGATCACCTGATCTTTTAATTTCACTTTCAAGTATTTTTTTCTGTTTTATAATATATTTAAAAACTTTATTTAATTTCTGATACTCCAACATTTGATTGTATTTTTCAGTATATTCACTATAAACAGTGTCCAATTGTTCAAATACTTCTTCTTTTTCAACATATAACTTATAATCATCAATTTCCATGTCGCCGAAATCATCTTTAAAAATATTAAATAATTTTAAATAAATCGGTTTTACCCAGGTCAGAAAGGCAGTCTTAATTTCTGGCGACACATTCCAGCGGTTTATATCATTTATTTTTACCCAAGTGCCCTGACCCCCCTCACTGTCAAAATATTGTGGTGGAAATTTATCCGTATATGATTTTATTTTATCCCATAATTGTTGCTTGTTCGTATCGCCGGCCTTATAATTATCAATAAGATTCAATATTCGTGATATTATTAGTCCAATTATTTTTATGATAAATAATTCATTTTTCTTTTGAGTATCATTAGGGTCGTAGTTGATGAATTTTGGATTCAAATCTGAATCCTTGAACATATCTAAAATTTTTCTAGAACCATCACTTAAACCCGCAGTCGAAACTGTAGAAAGGGCGAATATTTCTTGTTTCAGATCATTGATTTCTCTTTTGGATTCTGCGAAATCTTTCGTAATTTTGTCTTTTATAGCAATTAATTTATTCCTCTTAGCTTCATTCGCGAGTCTCTGGAACTCTTGATTATCGGGTTGGCGGTCTAATGCCTCTTTATACATTCCTTCGGCTTCAGCGAAGTTGCTCTCTTTCATCAATCGATCGCCCTCTGCCTTCATTGCCGCCGCCTCTGCCTTCATTGCCGCCGCCTCCGGGGTTGTGTCAGAAGTTGATTCATCTTCGACAGGAGGTGATAAAGATGGAGGTGAAGAACTTTCATCTGTCGAAACCTTTTCAATAGAATTATCTAAATTAAAATTAATTGTTTCTCCATCATTTTCGACATTTAAAATCTTTCTATATTTATTATTAAAGAATAAAATATCGCTTGAACTCCAAGGATAGTTTTTAAAATTATTCGTATAATCAGTTCTATTTATGTATCTTGGATTATTTATATTTTTAAGAATATGGAATTTACTAATCTTCTTTTCTTCAAAACCATTAGATTTTACTGTGATTTCGCTGGGCGTGACATTCATAATAACACCATGTAATTTTTTAGATTTTTTAGATTCTACAGATATATATTCAATTATATCTAATTTTTTGTGATAACATTCTGATATTTTATTTTTTAATTCTAAATCTGCCGCATAATTTATAGTATCTTTAATTGGATGATCATATATATTATAGATATCCTTTTTATCTAAAGTAATTGGAATAGGTGTATTATCTTTTAATTTTTGGATTATTAATCCTCTAAATCTCCAAAAAAAATTGCTTCTAAATTCTTTATTTATATCAATTTTATAATTACCTGGAATTCTCTGACCATCCTTCGAATATATTTCGCAGATATAATCATCATCCGTATTATTAAATATAAAATAATCTCCATTAGATAATTTATATCTACGTGTGTCACTAGTGAAGGAAACTAAATAATTTTCTTCATAATATACTTTCATACCATATGGATTTATACTAAACAGTTTAATTTTAGAACCTGTCATATTCACATCGCCATTACTCAGTGGTGTAAATAAATTAATAATAATATCAGAATCAATTTTTCGTAAATAATTGTTAATTAATATAATATTCTTGGAATTAACATATTGAGGTTGATCTTTAAAAATATCTAGAATAATATTCTTGTAATCATATAATTCATTATCATTTTCATAATTATAATCAATTATTTTAGGATCATCCGTGTTAATAGTCAATATATCTTTTTGATCTGATTTTAATAAAATTATTTTTTTATTAAATGAATTATTATCATCTTTATAGTAATTTAATAAATTTTCTGTTTTAGAATCATAATTAAAATATAATTCTCTACAATTTTTATAATCAAATAATATATTTTTAATTTCTCCAATTGAATATTCTCCTCCTGAATTTACAAAATATTGTTTTATTCTATTACCACCTTTTTGATTATGTATTTTATTAAATCCGCCACCATCCAGATCTTGAACATCTATTACTTCTGACCCAGATACATACTGAATATTAATTTTTTTCCATCTAATATTTAGTTTCTTAATAAGTTCTTCATATTTAGATAATATATCGATTGGATTTGATGAATATTTATAAAGTATATCATTATTTACATCTAAATTCGATAACCAATTATGTAAATCTTTTTCTTTAAGATATGATGTTCTCCAATTATCGATTCGCCTGTCTTTTTGATATCCATATTGTACACCTGCAACTGTCCTTTTATATTCGTGTTCATTAGTTAATGGGAAAAGATAAGATCTTTTTTTACTAGGATAAGGTTCTATTATCCTTGTTTCCTTAGTTGATGTCAAAAATCCCTTTTTAAGTGTTGCTATATCAAACCTTAAAATAAAATTATCTTCTTCAGCGCCGACGAGGCTTGCTGAAGATATTCCTGAACTATCAACTAATCGCGATCTTGATCCAACATTTTCTTTACCTTTTCCTTTACCTAAAAATACATTCCAATATTTTTCATTCCATCCACCTAAAGTTATTAAAACTAATTTAATATCTAAAGGGATATTTGACCATCTTAATTTAAACTTCTTTTTTTTCTTATCACTCCCCTTAAAACTTGAATATCCAAGTAATCTATAAACAAAATATGTTTTGATGTTTGCAACTTTAGTAATATCAGAGTCAGAACTTACGAATCCACCTAATCTAGGTTCTTCTTTAATGAAAATTTGATTATTATCATTCGTATTTGTTTGAGTTGTTTGAAGTATTATATCTTCTTCATAAGAATTATCTCTACTTATTATATCAGTTTTTACTTTTTTGGAATCTTTATTAACTAAGTAATTGATGCGATTATCGGGAATATAGGGAATAATATATAAAGAATTATTGTCAAATGTAGTAATTTCTTCTTTAGTAATATTTAATATTTTTTCGTGATCATAATCTAAGAGTTTTTTTTCAAATTTTTTATCTTTATAAGAATAAAATTTTTCATTTTTATTAGATTTATAATTTTTTCCTCTTTTACCATCTTGATTAGTTTCCGTTTTCCAATCTTCACCGGTTTCTTCTTCAGTTATATTACTATAAAAATAATAATAATCATTTAATATAGTATTTATTTTTTTAGAATGTTCAATAAAATTTTCACTACTTTTACAAATGTCGTTTATTTTTTCAATATCTGTAATACTAATTGACATGTAAACCCCCCCAATTTTAGCATTTATATCATTCCATTTTATTTCATCTATTCTATTATTTAGTAATATCCATTTAGTAATGTCTTCTAATTCATTCCAATTTCTTTTATAAGTAACAGAATAATCTGGAGCATATTTGAAACCCTCTATTTCATTTTTTTCATTAAATTTATATTCACCAATTACACCATTGTAACCTTCAAAATAATCATAATTAATACTTTCATTAATTGATTTTATATTTAAATTTTTTAAATAAAGTGCTAACAGATTTTTATTTTGATTCAAATAATCATTTGATTTAAATGAATTAAAAGATTGTAAATTTTCTAATAAATCAATAATTATTGATATAAATCCTTTGTTTTTATTTTGATATATATTTTGATATATATTTATATGATTTAATATCGAAATTATATTTTCATAATATTTATCATCTTTAGTATATTTATTAAATTTTTCAGTTAAATAATTAATTTTATCTTGAAAAGATGTTTTATCATATAAAAATTTTAAAATTGATAAAACAAATATATCAAATATTGTATGTTTTAATAATGAATTTGTTATACCATTATCAAATATAGTATCATCAAAAAAGTCTTCTATATTTGTATTTTTATCTAATAAGTGATTACTTATATCTGATAATATTTCTGTATTAGTTTGTTTTTGACTTATTATACCCTTAATATAAGTACTCTTCAGTTGTAATTTATTTAATTCTAAACTAGATGTGGGATTGGGATCTATAATTTCATTAATATTTTTAATTATTAATTCAGAAGTAATTTTAGATAAAACTTCAATAGAATTTTTATTAATCATTTCATTAATTAATTCTATATTATTAATAATTACATCAAAATATCTTTTATTTTTTGTTTCGGGAAGTTTTTCTAATTCTGCTTCCATTTGTACCTCCGTTATTCGACTCGAGTTTTCACTTCTAAATTTTGTTATTTCAGAATTAAAATGATTAGAAATTTCAAATAATTTTGTTTCTAATTCTGAATAATAAATTTTATTTGATACTAAATCAAATTTTCTGTTAGAATATTTAATAGATTCATTTAAATCTGTATCTATACCATCTTTATCTGGTATAGAATATAATATTTTTAATAAAGATAAATATGTATATCCTTTTTCTCCATGACTACCATCTCTTAATTTTAATATTGGAGGAGTTTTGATTCTTACAGTCTGAACATACCTATCATCTTTAAAAGCATAAATATAATCTGAAATAATACTATTCCTCCAATTAAAATTATTTTTTTTATAAAAATCTTCTATTTTTTCTGTCGGGGTTTTTCCTTCACTTTTTTTAACATAAAAAGTATCTAAACGATAACATAAATATATTAAAAAATTTTTAATATTTCTGTAATCATAATGACAACCTGAAGTTTCATCATCTACGTCATCAACAACTGTTTTTTTACCTACTATAATTCCACCATTTTGTTTTAGTAAATTTATTTTTTTTCCCAGAGTTTCTGTAACTAATTGTTCTATTTCTGATGTTTTTGATTCTGAATCAATGCTAATCCATTCATTGACTAATTCATATGATTTAGTATTTGGTTCCACTATTTGTGAATTGTTTATCCCAAGAGCAGTATCATAAGCTTCTAATAACAAAGAATTTTTTAATATTTCTTTCTTTTTATTTATATTTTCTTGTTCGACTTTTCCTTGATCAGGACTCTTGCGAGATATTTCTTTAAATTGTACATCTTCAAATAAGTCGCGTCCCCCTTTCTTCTTTATATCATCATTAACTCCATCAATCTTTTCCCCTATTAGTGTATTTTCTTCTGGAGTAATATTAGAATTATTTATATTTAATTTACAATCAAGAAAAATTTGTTTAATTTCTTTCATCCTTATCATTCCTTTTTCGAGACTAGAAACCCCACCTAATACATCATCTATTTGTATTTGTGGAATTGGATAAATTGTTTTCCATATCCCTTCTAAACTTGAGAAATTCGTTGTTTCTACTAATTCATATTGAATATATTCATTGAATTTTTTTCCCTTTGTAAATGTCTTTTCTTCAAGTGGTTTGTCTTTCTCAATTATAGGGAATATATCCTTTTCAGTTAATTTAGAAGTAATTGCTAATTTACTAAAACCACCTGTCGTGAATTTATACATTCTATTTAATATATCTTGTTTTTCTATAGTTAAATTGTCTATAAGACTTGTCTCAAGTTTATTTAATTCCTCTTTTAATTCAGTAATATTTTTAGATTGATAATCCTTTGGATCATAAATAGTTTTTATTCTTATTTTTTCATATATATATATTAAATAATTAAACACGTAATAAGACTTTTCTTCTTTTTTTTTAATTCCATCAAAATTTTTATTATAATCTTTAAAATCTATAAATTTATTTATATCCAATTTTGCCAAATAATCCCAATCAAATCCAGTCTTCATTAAAAATCTAGAATGATCACGATTCATTATATATTTCATATCATATTGATAATTATCAAAAAGACCATAATCTTTAACGTAACAGTATCTACTATTAATTTTATAATAATTTGTAATATTATTTATTACATTCTTTTCTTTTTCTTTTATTATACTATCCCAATATTTCTTTTTTTCTTGTATATAGTTATTATATTTTGAATATACATCATCTGGTATAATTTTATCTCCCACAATATCATTTAATTTTTTCTCCCCGTGATTATCTGTTAAAAACATAGTTTTTGCTAAGTGATTTTTTTTGAATACAAATTGTAATTCATTATTTTTTTCAAAATATTCAGTAAATTCTATCATTTTATCATAATTTATTTCATCTTTAAATTCTAAACCAAATCCTTTATAATATTTATAAATATCTTTTAATTCATTAGGTAAAGTATTATCTGTATAATTTATTTTTTTTACTGTCCAATTGTCATTTGAAAATGAACTATTTAATAAAAGTAATTGTTGTTTATATTTTTCGGGAATATATTCCCATGTTAATGAATTTAAATCTGAAAAATACATATTAAATTCAATTTTATCCTTAGATTTGGCATCATTCAATATTAATTCATCAAAATAAAACATATATAAAAATTCTTCAATTGAAATAGATTTTTTTTCTCCTAATTTTTTAGAACCAATCTGACTCTCTATTCCTGTATTATCGGTTAATTTATCGTTAATTATGCCCCAAAATTTATTTCCTTCAACATTATTAACTTTTAATTTTGTTTCTCTTTCACCTTTTATAAATAACATATGATAATCATCATATTCATTATTAAATAAATGTGTAAAAAATTTAGGTAATATTTGACTTTTGATTTTTGAAATAAAATCTGTTATAATATCACCCGATTCAGATTCTTGTATTTTTTTATATAAATTATAATAATACGATAATGGAATACCGAGATAAGTTTTTAAATAAGAGATTATAAAATCTAACGTTAAATTTTTTATTTTTTCACTATTTGATAAATTGTACTTGTCTAATCCACTTAATTCATTTAAAATTAAATCTATGCCTTTTTCATCAACATATTTAATAGAATTATATAATTCAAGTATTTCTTCACTTTTTGTGCTTGTAATAAGTTCTGTATATTTTTTTAATAAATCAGATGATTTATTTAATTCTGTTTTATTCTCTGTTGGAGTTTTTAAAATTGTGCTTATACCTGTATTTATAATTAAATCAGATTGTTTCTGAAAGTTTTTAATTAAATTACTATCATATATATCATTATCTACTTTTTTTAAAGTATCAGAATTAATAATATTAATCATCTCTTTCCTGAAATTAACTAAATCTTCAGTTCTTTTAATTCCATCGTTCATTAATGTTAAAAAATCTCTAATTTTTTTAATTTTTAAACCAGTATTTATAGATTTATCCCCCCTTTTCCAGGAACTATGTTTAGAATTAAGAGTAATTGTCTTCCTTAATCCTTCACTGCTTGATCCTATAAAATTTTCATAAATATCACTATACCTTCCGTAATAAATACCAGTTAATTCTTTATTTTGTGGATCTGTATATTTAATAAAATATATACGTGTTTTTTCTTCATCACTCCCCAAATTAGTAAAAATTTGTTTTATTATATCATTATTAACTGGATCATATAAAATATTAAATTTATTATACCATTCTTCATCATCATCTGGTATTTTATTAAGGGATAATTCAGAATTAATTTTTATACCTGTTTTAACTAAAAATTGTCCTTTTTCTTTTTTTAAACTACCTAAATATTTAAATTGTGGAAATTTATCATGATATACTTTTGAGAAATTGTAATAATCCATTTCTTTCCCCTCAGGGACAGTTACTTTAAAAATTCCTTCTTTTAATTCTTTGAATATTTCTTTAGCAAATTGTTTATTAGTTAATTCTTCAGTTTCGGTTGATTCGTAACTAAAATTAGCAAATTGTTTTTCATCATATTTATTAATAAATTGATTATCAGAAAAAGAATTAAATTTAATATCTTTATTTTTGATAATATTCCATAATTCTGTATTAGGTTTAATTAAACCAATTTTTTTAAGTATTTCTTTTTCTTCTACAAATATTCTATCATCATCAGAATTATAAATTTCTAAAATAGAAGGAGGTGTTTTAAACTCTATTTTATCTATAGATTCCATAAATTGTAAATTAAATATATATTGTTTTCTTTTATATTCTACTTCTGTTATATCTAATTTAATAACTATACCATCTGATTGTTTATATTTTAATTGACTACTAAGAATAGATTTATCTCTTTCAGTTAATTTTTTATAATTATTATTATTTAATTTTGTGAAATTATAATCTTTGAGATCAAATAAATATTTCAAAAGTTCAAATATAATTTTATTATATTCTATTTTATTTGAATACTCAATTAAATTTTCTTTTTCATTAAAATCACCTTTAAAATCATGTTTATAAACTAAATCATAAATAGTTTTTTCAGAAACAAAACCAACACCGTGGGGTGACCTTTTTCTTCTATTCCAATTATCATATGTTTTGAAACCGAGATAATCCCTTAATATTTTAATTATATTATTAGTTGTACTTGACCAATTATCGTCATTTAAATTAGAATCAGATTCTATATACCCATCTATTGACAAAAAATGATCTTTTAAATTATTCACAGATATTCCCTTATTTCCTAAATATTCTACTGATTCATTCCATTTTTTTCCAATTGTATCAAAAAATAGATTTTCAACATCTATATTTTCATTCAAACTTAGTAATTTATTCTCATAAAATAAATTGGAAATTTTATCATCTTCACCCTCTAACTCTTGTAATAGTAGTTTAATATTTTCATTTTCTTTATATTTTAATATTCTAGATCCATTTTCCCATGTTTTTTCTGTCCATAATTTATTATATTTTTCTTGACTTGATAATGTAGTCCAATCTCCAAATAAACCTGTTCTATTTTGTTTAAAAATATCTTTAACTTTATCATTTATATCCCCTTCTAGATTGGGTATACTAATCCTGAAATTTTCATAATTAATTATATTAATTCCAAGTAAATTAAGTAAATATTTTTGATCTTTATTTAGTTTTTTCCATTTATCAATATCTTTAATTATTTTCATAATTTCTTTTAAAATTATTACAGGTGTAAAACTCTCATCAATTAAGGTGTTATATTGAGAATCATTAATATATTTAATTAGTTTATCTTCATTGTCACTGATAAGTTGATCATAAGAAATATCTCCCTCTAAATTATCAAAATATTTATTTAATATACCTAAATTTTCTAATGAATTTTCTTTATCATTTCCTAATAAAATTTCGAATAATGTTAAACTTGACATTTGACCTTCTTTCCAATTCCTTGGATCAACATCATCAAAAATGAAACCATATTCTCTTAATTTAATTTGATCATCTGAACTTAATTCAGTATCTCTAAGTGTTTGATCTTCGCCTTCTTCATCTAATTTAACTTCACCTGTATCAAAATCTTCATCTATTTGACTATCATCAAGATATTCTGTTTTAGATTTAAAATTTTCAATTCTATCATCTCTTCGAACATCGCCCTTATTAATTAAATATTGTCCATTAATAACAACAGGTTTAATACTATCTTTATCTGGTAATAATTTATATATCATTTTATCTTTATTTTTTAGTTCATGTAAATATTTATCTTTATATTTATAATTAATAAAATAACATTTGGGTATTAAATATAATTTATTATTAGATATATCTGATTTAATTATAATATAGTGATATGGTTTATTATTATCACCCATAATCCATATATGATCGCCTAATATCCAATTTTTGATTTGTTTATCTTCTATTTGTTTATAATCAATTGTAGATCTAGGTAATCTTTGCTCAATATTTAATATTCTAAATAGACTATTTACCGAAAGTTTATTTTGAGAATCTATATCAGGTTTAGACTTTGAAATTTTTGTATTAATTTTTTGTATTAATTTTTTAATATCTGAATCTTTATCACAACTATCTGTAATATTATCATTAATATAAAATTCATTTATTATATTATCTAGGTGATCAATTTTTTCGCGATGGTGATTATATATATACATAACTCTATCAATTAATGGGTATTCTAATATATTTTCGAAAATATGTTCATCTGTAAATATATCATTAATATTAGTTCTTTCTATTTTATCTGTTGTAAATATTTCATTTAAATAATAATAATTAAATTTTTTACTACTATCTTGATCTATATTATTTAAATCAAATATTTCAATTTGATTAGTATTATTTTGTTTGAGTAATTTTGAATAATTTTTTGTAGAATTTCTAAATGAATCCATTATTTTTAATTCATTTTTATAATTTCTAACTAATCCATTTTTATCTACTATTTTATAATCATCACTATTTAGATTACTTGTATTTATTTCAGAAATACTAATTGGATAGATTATTTTAATTATATTATTGGAATCCTCTGATGTTATATCAATTGAGTTATGAAATAATATACCTAGTAAAATAGTTGAAACATTTATTCTTAAATTTTTATCAGAAGTATCTTCAAAAATAATTAAATTTAGTAAATCTTTATATAAAATATTAATATTTACAATATATTTATTTTTATCATTTTCATATTGCATAATAGATAAAGGTGATTCTATACATTTAATAATGTTACCATCTACATTAACTTTGATATTTTCAAAATTATCCAACCATTCTTCTTTTCCATTTGGTGGATTCTCTATTTCATCAATTTCTCCACCTCCGGTAAAAGTAACTAATTTGAAAAAATTTTCACCATTTGGATTATTATTATTATATATAGAATCAATATTTCTCTTTAAATTCAAAACTTTTAGAAAATTAATGTATGTATATTCTAATTTAAATTCTTTTAAATTAATTTGTAATTTATTTAGAATATTTAATAATAAATTAGTTTTATTAACATCTCTTTTATTAATAGTATTTATTATTATTAATCGATTCAATAGTTTTTCATTATCAATTACGAATATGTTACCACCACTCTGTTTTTTCAATGTTCTTTTATTTTTACCACCACCAGTTGTAGAAGGTATAACTTTATTCATAGTGTTAATTTGATTTAAAACATTATTAAATAAAGAACTTTCTTGATTATTTTTAATTTTAAGTTTTTCAATTAAACTTTTTAAAATATTCCTCGAAGTTTTATCTTTATTTATCAGTTGATAATATTTTTTGAATTTATAAAATGAACTCACAAATCCATAATCTTGAAAGAATTTATTTAAACTATTAAATAACCAAAAACTATTCTCTTTATGACAATCATCAGGACCAATTTCATTTTTTTGATATTTTATATAATTATCAAATAATAATCTTGAACTAGAATTAAGAATATCTTCTTGATATTTATATATATAAGGATCATTTAATAATTTTGTATGCGAATTCATAAAATCACTATCATCTATATCATTATTAGATAAAACGATTAAATTATTATTTTCTGATTTAATAAATTCTTCTCTTATTTTTTTAATACCGGAAGTTTGTAAATTGAATTCTTCACCTGTATAAATATTAATTATTTTTAAATATTTAATTAAATCTTGATTAATCTTTTCATTCTCAAATAATAAGTATATTTTATCAAATTTATCATTATTACTGTTATTTTCAAGTAATATATATAATATTTTGTCTATTTCAATAAAATAATTAACACTATTAAAATTATGTATTAAATCATATGTTTGGTGTTTATTTCTATTCACTAGATTAGTAGATAGTGTATTTATGAAATTTTTAAAATTATTAAAAATTTTTATTTGGTATTCATTTATATTATTTTCATAATCTTCTAAATTTTGTTTTAAAATTTTATTTTCTTTACTAAGTTTTAAGTATAAATTTTCTAAAAATTTTGTATTAATCACTTTATTTTTATTTAAAACACTTTTCCCTATTTCAATATTTTTGGTCACCAAACATTCATAATCATTATTTTGTGTTGTATCTTTTACATATAAATTTTTAATCCATTTATTTTCTTTTATCTTTAAAGAATTATCTGTTAAATATTTTTCATCTAAATTAATATCTTTTATTATTTCTTTAATAATATCAGCATAATAAGATATTATATTATTTTCTGTATCTACATCATATACAATATGAGATTTAACTATATTATTCTTTAATAATTCTTGTATCGTTAGATATATTAATTCATATAAATAACATATATACCATTCATTATTATTATTAAAATATTCATATAAATATTTAGTATTTATTTTTTTTAAATTCTTAGAATCTATATCTTTATCTATATCAGTTTGATTATTTTCTATAAATTTTTTGATTGTTTTTGACCATATTTCTTCTGTGAATTTAACAGAAAACTCAAATGTATCTACAAGTGTTAATTCTTTATTAGGAATATCTATATTTGTTATATTTGTTTTATTTGTTATTATATTATTACTGATGTATAATTTATGATAAATACTTTTATCTGAATATGTTTCAACTAAATATTCTTTATACTGTTGTTCTAATTTTTTTAATAAATTTAATTCACCTTCATTATCATTTAAAATAATCCATCTAATGTAACTGACTTTTTCATCTGAATTAATAAAACCCTGCATTTTTTCTCTATCCCATATAATATGTGGAAATTCGTCCCCCCTTTTTTTAATAATTTTACCTATTTTAATTAATTCATTATTTCCTTTTTCGGGATTATCATCGCCAACTTTATAGTTACTTATTATCAAATCAGCTTTATTTTTATAAATTGGATCATCATAATCATATTCTAAATAATAAAGAGAACCTTGAAAATCATTTTTATCATTTTTTGATGCTCTATTTTCATCTGGAAAAAAATAACACCATATACCCTCTTGTTTAGTTATTCTGGGAATCCTAAAATTTAAAATTTCAATACTGTTATGATCAAATGGAGTATCTTCAATTAATGATGAAGTATATCTTTGATTATTATTAAATATATTTAATATTTCTTGAAAATCAATTATTTTAAAATCCGAATCTTTTTCTTTTAATTTATAATAATTTTTATAATTATGTAATTTATATAATTTCTCTATTTCACTCGTTGTTATTAATGATTCAGTATTATATTTAAAAATATTAATATTTAAAGAACTATCATTATAATATCCACTTGATTCTTTTGTTGGTCCTTTATCAATAAAAATTTGGGGAATATTATCAAATAAACTGTTATTAAAAGTTCTATTATTCATTAAAAAATCACGGACTGTTACTCCTTCTTCTACTAAATCATTTTCACTTATTCTCATAAATTCATTATTAGTTAATTCACCAATTTTCTTATTAAATAATAAATCTTTTATGATTCCATATTGTGGAAGTAAAAATCCTGTATCACCATTATAATTTATAATTATCTTAAGTTTCATATTTTTATTACCATACATGTCCCCTTCTTTATCTTTTCCAAAAATATAATAAATATCACTATAATCACTTAATTTAATATTTTCAATATGAGTTTCTAATTTTTTTTTAATTATGAGATATGGAACATAGTAATTCAATTTTTTACCAAAATCATCTAATCCCCCTTGATTATTTTTTAAAATAATATTGTTTGTTTGATCAAATAAAAATTGATTGTTATATAAATCTTTAATACTAAATATTTTTTCTTTTTGATTTGATAATTTATCAAATTCAGTTCTTTGTTCTCCTGTTATTGAACCATCTTGTGTTCGATTAAATAATATTTGATATTGTTGCTTCCATTTGTTTATTAATTTATCATCAATATCAAAGTAAATTTTATCATCCGTTAAATCTTCGGGTATTTTTTTATACAAAATTAAAGTTTTAGCAAATATATCTACCAAATATTTATATAATTTTGAAAATTCTTCTATTGTCTGCGTTAAATCTATTTCTAATGTATTAGGGATATTCTTTTCAAAAAGATAATAATAATTTAATCCGTTTTTATATTCAGATGGAATTTCAATTTTTAATTCTTCTTTTAAATTATCCATTTTGAAAACCTTATTTATTTTTTCAATAAATTTTATTTTTCCTGGTGTATCTTGTGTTTCTTGTGGTTGAGAATCTTCTCCGGGAGAAGGTGCGGCCTCTTCCACAACCTCCTTTTGTGGATTTTCAGGATCTCCTACTGTAATTCCCTGACTCACTGATGTTCCGGTTTTCTCGGGATCAACTAAAGGACTAATGGATGAATCACCTTTATTTATTACTAGATCATTAATTTTATCGAGTAATTTGTCTAATAATACATCATTATGTATATTTGAAATTATATCATCTTTTGTCATTTTTTCAGTTATTTTCTCTATTGCTTTTTTAATTATATTTTCTGAATTTATCTCCCCTTCATTTATACCCAAATAATTACTAGTATCTCCATAAATTTCTTGTATAATTTTCTTTGATTCATTATTTAATTTATTTACAGTATTATCATCGTTTTTATTTTCTTTAGTTAATTTATTTATAAAATTTTTCACTTTGTCGAAAAAAAGTTTATCAGAGATTATAACTCTATTATTTTTTTTATCATACTTTCCCCCGCCACCTTGACTAATCTCTTTAAATGTTTTATTCGTTTTTAAGAAATTATCTGATATAATTTGAATTAATTTAAACACATCTAATGATTTTCCATCTAATACACCATTAATTTCAGTATAAATTCCATCTAAATGGTCAATATCAATATTTAAACCTTTTAAAATATTTACTAATAAAATATTTTTACTACTTACATTTGTTTTTTCGTTTGCATCTTCACTAAAAAATTTCATTATATAGTTTTTCATATTTGAAGCTATATTTGTATCTGAAATATAATCACTATATTCATTTTTATTTGTATTAATCTTACTATTTAAATCATCGAATAAACCTTGATTTTCATTATCTTTAATTTCTATATCATTCTCAATTAATTTATAACATAAATAAGATAAACAAGAATTAATAATTATTCCTGTATAACCGTGATTAAGTATATATTTATGAAATAAAATTTGTGTTTTTTCCAAATTTGAATCAGTTATATTACGAGAATCTATAGTTATTTGTAAATCCTCAATTCCATATGAACTATATTCTGTTTTTTGCCCTTTCCCGATTCTATTCAATAAATAATTATTTTTATCTAAATGTAGTGTAGTTTTATCACGTAACATTCTTCTTTTTTGTGTTTCTTCAATTGAAAAATAATCTTCTTTATCATATGTTGAAGGATACATAAAATAGATTTCATCAGAAGGAGGGTCTTTCTTTGTATATTCATAAAAGGGATAATGATTATAATTTGAACTATCATCAAATCTGCTGGATTCTGTATCTTTATTCAAATAAACTTTATCTAAATTTTGTCCAACTTCTCCATGAACAGACTCATTAAAATTAAAATTAGATAACTGGAAAACTTTCATTAAATTTTCTTTAGTATTATCAATATGAGTATTATATGCGGAAAAACTATATATTTTATTAAATTCTTTACAATATTCATCAAAATTTTCTCTAAACCTTTCAGGTTTATATTGTCCTTCATCCAGTTTATATAAATTTTGTATAAATTCTTTATTCTTTTTATAATTCTCGTCATTTAATGCTCTATTAATGTCAACAATTATTTCATCATTATAGAATATCCATTTATATTGTTGTCTATATTCATTTGTATATGATACTCCACTTCTTACCCCTGATTCTGAAATTCTATTGATTTTAATCCAACTTCCAATTATATCAGTAATCTTGAATAATCGAATATCATTTGGTTGTGCTCTACCAGTTTTATATCTCAAATATATATAACTTGGATCATAAAAAATTGATGAATTTTGATTTATTTTAAATTTGTTATAATCATTAAGATTAAATTTTTTATAAACATTCTTTTGATTTCCAAAAATAAATTTAGTTTTATTCTCATATTCATCATTTTTTGATTCATAATATTGTGGATAAAATAGAGTCATAGTATTAAAATCCAATGGTTTACCATCAATTTTAATATATTGTATAATTTCTTCGCCAAAACTTCCCGAACCTTTCTTTTTAATACCTTTATAATCTATACTTAAAATTGTTTCTACCGATTCATTTTCAGGTGTACCAGATACTGTATCTTCAGTTCCATCCAATTCCTGTCCTTCATCAGCAACTCCATCACTATCATCTTGATCCACAGAATCAGATTCTACTTCACTTTTTTTATCATCTTTAATAATTAAACATTTATATTTACCTTCTAGATTGTTTGAAAATTTAAATAAATAATCTAAATATATTCCAATAGTTTTAGTAATTACGCCATCATTTCCACTATTATGAATTTCATTCATTTTAATTTTAATAATTTCTTTAATTTCTTTATGAATAACATTAATATCATCATCATTAATTTCTTCAGAACCCTCTAACATTTCTAATTCTTCTTGTGTTTTTGTAGTTTTTTCTTCATCTTCTTCATCTTCTTCATCTTCTTCATCTTTATACATTTTTTTTTCAGTTTCATACATTTTTTCTGTAATAATATTTGGATTTAGGTCGATATTTATAATAATTTTATCATCTTTATCTATTAATTTATCACTGCTAATCTCAGTTTTTGTTGGATCTTCGGATGGTAAAATTTCACGATGTCTAATATCTGAATTTTCTTTTCCAAATAAATCATCATAATTATAAACTTTAGACTTATTATAAATAAATTTATTCCATATTTCTTCAGTTATTTCTGGTTCATATCTTTTTAATTGTTCTTTTTCATTATCACCCAAATCTTTAAATAAATTCTTACCTAATTCAAAATTTAATGATCTCTCATTGAATGTTTCCTTGGTCCAACCCAATGTAGAAGCTATTGATCTATTTTCATCCAATAATTTATCCCATTCAACATTAAATGGTGAATATTTTATATTAATCTCTTTGCCACCACCAGACATATTATATCTTTTTCTTTTGATAATTCTTTTTAATGTTCTTTTATTTTTCCTTTTCTTTCTCTTCTTATTTTTGAATTTTTTAATAGTTCTAACTTTTTTTACACCACCACCACTACTTGTTTCATTGGGAATTGAGGTTTCCGGTCCATTTTCTATTTGAACAGCACTATCAGGTGTATTGGTTTTTTCTTCCTCACCTTCTTCATCTTCCTCATCATCATCATCATCAATAAATCTATCAATTATATCAAGTTCATCAATACCTTCTTCATAAATAGTATCATCTTCATCTTCGTCCATCTGTATTCTCATTTGATATTCTTCTTGTTTTTTTTCGTGTTTCTTTTTTTCTCCTTCGCCCCATTTTTTAATCTTTACTTTATCATCTATTAATTCCGCGGAAGCTATAACTTCATCTGTAAAATAATCAAGTAATGTTTTATTCGTATTATCATATTTATAAAAAATACTGTCTACACGAATTACATCTATATCTGTTCCATCTAGTCCATCTATTTTTTTTTTGAGTTCATCTAATTTTATATTTAGTCTTTTATTCAATAATTCTTTTTCATTTTCATCTTTAATTTCTTCTATATTTTCAACTTGACTTACCCTCCATTTATCAAATTCACGAATAACATTTTTAGGAAACTCTTTATCTTCCCATATATCTTTAATATATTGATCATCTGATATTTCTTCATCGCCAATCCATTTTTTTAAAAATGAATTATATTTTTCATCTGTAAAATCTATTCTATTTTTATTTATTTTACCATTTACATCATCTTCAGAAGTTGCTGCTATTGTTTCATGGTTAAATGAGAACATATATTCAATTATTTTTTTAGTATTTTTTTTAAAACTATCAATTAATTCATCATTAATTAATTTTTTTATATTATCATGTTCAAAATTTAAATCTTTTAATTTCTTATTTATCTCTATTAGTTCTGGATGTAGTATATCTTCATCATCCATCTTATTTTTGTTATCTCTAAAATTCTGATAACTTTCCATATATATTATAAACAAATATAATAAAAATATTATTTTAATTTATTTGAAATTAAATTCCATAAATTAATATCATCTTTAATTTCTATAATAATTTCTTTATTTTTAACTTTTTCATATGAAATATCAAGAGTAATATTGTTATCATAAATAGGAAAAATTAATTCAATTTTTGATTTTAAAATTTTAGAATAACAAATTAATTTATCTTTATTATAAAGATATATTTTATTATTATTATCATGTTTAATATTAAATTTATCAGAGATACACATAAATAATTTATCGTATATATTTCTAAGATTATTTTCGTTTAATTTATTAATAAATAACTTTATATCATCTAAATCTTTAATTAATATTTTTTCAGAATTAATTTCATTTGTATTTTTAATTATATTTTGAATTGTCTTATTTAATTCTAATAAACAATCAAATGAATTTTTTTCAATTGTGTCTATAATTGTATTTAATTTTATCCTTTGTTCAGAAATAAGTTTTTTATGTTTTGTATACATTTCAAGTATATTATTTAAACTTTCTATATCATTATTCATATTATTTAAAAAATCACATAAATCTTCATTTTTATAATACAAATTATTATTTGAAAATATACCATTATTTATAAGTGATAGTAATAATTCTGTACCAATAATACACCCATATCCATTAAAACCCATATTTGAAACATAAACTATTAATTTATCTTTAATTATTTCCCATTCAATATTCTTTTTTCCAACTATTCCAGATGTATTTGAAACAAATATACCATACTTAATATTTGTGTGTTCTAAATCTCTTATAAATTTAGTAATTTGATCTTTATTTACATTATAATCGTAATTTTTAAATTCGTATAAAATAGTACCTACTGGAGTATTTGTTGCTCTACAATCAGCTTCATAACCTTGTTTTGTAACATCATTAAATGACCATGATTTATAATATTTATTTAAAATATCAATACATATTTCTTCTGATAATCTACCTTTTCTTGATGAATTAGTTTTAATATGTAATATACTATCTAATTTTTCTTCTATTGAAGATAATTTATTTTCATGTTGTAAGGTTGATTCTTGAACTATTTCTTTTAAAGGATCAATATAACTATGACAATCCATTTTAACTTCACTTAACTGAATACTTTTTAATCCAATAGTAATTGCTGTTTGTAGAATCTTTTGAATTTCATCATCTTTTATTTTATTTAAATATTCAATATCTTCTTTGTTTAATATTTGAATATTTAAATTCATCAAAAAATATAAATAAAATACACGTTTAATTTTTAAATGAGTAAAAAATATATATATATTAATATATAAATGTTAGATATTATAAAAAATGGGTATATGTTTTTCGCAATTGGGTCTGTGTGTTTAGTAGTTATTCTATTTTTCACCGATAGCGGAGTTCAGGAAGATATTTCAAAACTTATTAAATCAGGCAGTAAAACAGATAAAATGGGTAAATATTCTCCATCTATGCTTCTACTTGTTGGTGGTATTATTGGTTATGGAATATGTTATATGACAAAAGATAATATTGAAGGCGATTGTAGTGGTAAACAAGATTAAAATAAGTGATTATTAAAACATACAATTAGGACAAACTAATCCTAAATTATTAATATCATTTTTACCGCCCCTCTGTAATGGAATTAAATATTTTAATTTATAATGAATAATATCATTATTCATTATTACATTTTGACATTGAGCACATCTTGAATTTTGTTTTTGAGATAATAAACTTTTAATATCTGTATTCATATTTAATTCATTATATAATTGTGAATTTGAATTATGAGCATTAAATGAATAAAGAGGTTGTCTACTTGTATCATATACATTTTTAAATACTTTATACATGAATTCATTTTCATATGTAAACATATATATCACAAATAAATAAACAGCAATAAATCCACCGAAATAATAATGATATTTTTCCTGTAAATAATCAGGATACCATCTGTAGATACAATAATAAATTATACATAATACTGCTAAAAATATCAAACTATTCATTATATAATAGTTAATTAAAAGAATTTTCAAAACATTTATTCTGATAATATTCAGGTATCAAACATTCTTTTAATTTATCATTTTTAAGTAATAAACTATATATTAAATTATCAGAATCATTTATTCCGGATAATGTAGTTAAATTAGTTTCACATTCTTGATATAAATTATTTAATGTATATAAATCAGTTTTATTGATAAAATCAATATAAACATAATATAAATTAGTTAATAAAGAAAAAAATAAATAACACTTTAATTTGAATATTTTTTTGAATAGTTCTTGAATTATCATTAACGATGTATTTATTTCGTTTATTCTATGTGAATTACTTACAGATATTACTCTTGTTTCTAAACTATTATTTGAAAAAGAATCTATTTGATTTCTACATAAAGGACAAGTGTTATTACCTTTACTAAACCATTCTAATAAACATTTTTCACAATAAACATGTTCACAATTTGTTTTAATAATTGAGTCTTTTTCTTCAAAACAAATACAACATTCTTTGATATTATTTTCACTATCATTTACAATTATATTTTCATTCATTTTATATAAATATGATATATAATTTTTATATATCATATTTATTACAATACATCATACAAGATTTTATATCTGGAAAAGAATAATCTATAAAATCATGCCGGATAGAATCATAAAATGGACTTATCCAAACCGTTTTCCAACCTCTTTTTTTAGCTGTTTTTAAATTTGGCAGTAAATCATCAAAAAATACAAAATTGTTATCTTTACTATTTTCAGTGAAAATAATATTATTCTCGACATCTCTTACTGATTGATAATTTGGTTTCATTGATGGGATTGTATCTCTTGAATATATTTTTTTAAATAACCTTTGAATTTTCAACTTATTTAAAATTATATTAGCATGATCATATGTAGCATTTGTATATATATATTTTTGATAAGGACAATTATTTAATATATTTATTAATTCTGTATCTGGATTAATATCATACATTTTATTTAAATCTTTGGGATTTTTGTATAGAGTATCATCCAAATCAAATATATAATATTTCATTTAATATAACTTATTTAAAAAAATATCTATAATTATAAATATGGCAAATATTGAAAATATGGCAACTATTGAAAATGAAAGTTTAACAAATGAAAATGAAAATAGATATGTTATTTTTCCTATTCAACATAAACCTTTTTGGGATATGTATAAGAAGGCAGAAGCAAATTTCTGGACAGCTGAAGAACTTGATTTATCAAAGGATTTATCTGATTGGAATAAATTAAATGATAATGAAAGACATTATATAAAACATATTTTAGCATTTTTTGCAGCGTCAGATGGTATTGTCAATGAAAATTTAGTTGAAAGATTTTGTCAAGAAGTAAAAATATTAGAAGCTAAGTTTTTTTATGGATTTCAAATAGCGATGGAAAATATTCATTCAGAAACTTATTCTTTACTAATTGATACTTATATTAAGAATACAGAAGAGAAAAATAAATTATTTAATGCGGTTCAAACTATTCCAAGTATTAAAAAGAAAGCAGAATGGGCACTAAAATGGATTAATGATAAAGATAGTCCTTTTTCACATCGAGTAATTGGATTTGCTGCGGTTGAAGGAATATTTTTTTCTGGAGCATTTTGTTCTATTTTTTGGTTAAAAAAGAGGGGTCTAATGCCTGGACTATGTCATAGTAATGAATTAATTTCTAGAGATGAAGGATTACATACAGATTTTGCTGTTTTAATGTTCAAAAATCTTAAAAATAAACCATCTCCAGAAGTAATTACACAAATTATTAAAGAAGCAGTCGAAATTGAAAAAGAATTTATCACTGAATCTTTATCGTGTGAATTATTAGGAATGAATAAAGAATTAATGAGTCAATATATTGAATATGTATCAGATCATCTACTTAAAAAATTAGATGTTCCGGTAGTTTATAATTCACAAAATCCATTTGATTGGATGGAAATGATTTCAGTTCAAGGTAAAACAAATTTCTTTGAAAAAAGAGTAGGAGAATATTCCAATAAAGCAAATCCAAATATTGATAAAACTGAAAATAATATAACTTTTGATAGTGATTTTTAATTTTTAATTTTTTTTCTTACTTCTATTGAAATGACGATCTATATTTGATTTAGATTTGCTATCAGTTTTTTTACTTTTTATTACATTATTATAACTATATTCTTTTGTTTCTTCATTATAGTCTAAATTTTTAATTGTAATTATTTCTTTAGATTCAATAGAATAATCAATATCTGATATTTTATTTAATCTCGATGATTCAAATAAGTTCAATAATAATATTTTTAATTGTTTTTCTTGTGAATCATTTAATTTATTATCTATTTTTTGTTTTTTAATAAATAAATGAATACGATTTAATTTTGTTCCTTTATCTAATTTAGACCAAGATTTAGTAAATCTTTCTTCTTTTTCTTGATCAATTAAATCTTTAAATTTAGTTTCAGATTGATTTTCGGGTATTTTTTTTTCTTCACATTCAATTGATTCCATTTATATAATATTATAGTTCTTTCTTTAAATAAAATATAAGTTAAATATATAATTGTATAAATGAAATACGACTTTGAAGAAAAACAACTAGAAATGGTTTGTATTAATTTAAGTGATGAAATTAAAGGTGATGATGAATTACTAAATAATGAAGATGTTACTATTTTCAATAGTAGTATGTTACCACTTAAAAATTCAGATGATTTATTAATAGCAAGTAGAGGATGGTATGGAAATATTCGTAGTTGGGATGGTATTAATTTTGTTATATTATCTTTATTTACAAAAGATCTTAAAAAAAAGAAACAAAATATTTTGGATATAGATAAAAAAGTATTTGAAGATAAAAAAAGAAAATTTAAAGAATTAAAAAATGAAGTTATACCACATGGAGATAAATTATTAAAAGGTCCTGAAGATCCACGTTTATTTTATCATAATGATGATATTTATATTTTAATTAATGATTTAACCGATGAAAATAAAAGACATATGTTTGTGTCTAAAGTTGACCCTAAAAAACTTGAATATAAAGAAAAAATTGAATTATGTGAATCTTTATCAAGTAAATTTGAGAAAAATTGGGGACCTTTTATATATAATGATAAATTACATTTAGTTTATGATATTAATCCTTTAAAAGTATTCGAATTAGAAGATGATTTTGAATGTAATGAAAAATTTTCAGTAAATAGTGAAATTATGAAAAAATTAACAGAAAGTTATCCAGATTTACATTTTCATATAAGAAATTCTACTAATTTAATATCTTTAGATTCAAATGAATATCTTGGTTTGGGACATGGAGTATTAGATTACAAAGATAATATAGATATTAATAAATATTTAATACCTTTATTAAAAGATTCAAAATATTCTGATAGTGATAAAGATTATTTTAATAAATTTTATAAATTATATACTGGATTCTTTTACAAAATAAATATGGAAAGACAAGAAATAACCGAAATTTCACCATTCTTTCAATTACCTAATTATGAATCAAAACAAGAATTAATATTTTTTCCAACTAGTATTCATTTAGATAATGATAATTATGTAAATATTTCATATAATGTTGGTGATAATAGATCTTACTTCTTAAAATTACATTTAGATATTGTTAATTTATCTTTATATGATAAAAATAATATTGATTTTCAGGTGAATTATAATATTAATTCTAATTTTTATATTGAATTAATTAGAAATATTCGTAAATTAATGGGATTTTCTACTAAGAAAAAAGATTATTATAAATTTGGAGATATTAATAATATCTTTGCGGGTAATAGAAAGAAAAAAGAAAGAAAAACAAAAAGGAAAAAAGAAAGAAAACAAAAAAGGAAAACAGTTAAGAAATCGGAAAAGAAACTTTTGTATTTTTACATGGAGGGATGTAAATATTGTGATAAATTTGAAAAGACATGGAAAAAATTAACAGATAATCATAAAGAAATTAAAATGATAAAAATTAATGGTCCTAAAAATAAAAGAATGAATAAAAAATATAATGTTGAATCTTATCCAACAATTATCTTGATTGATAAAGGTGAACATGAGATTTTTGAAGATAAAAGAACTTATAAAAAATTAAAAGAATTTATTTCAAATTAAATTATAATATATTATAATTTATATGAGTAAATACAATATTTATATTATTTGTAAAAATGATGAAATCTTTCAAGAAAAACAAAAGGAAATAAATTCAAAATATAAGTCTAAAATTTGTCATATTCAATGGATACCTGCTGAATATCTTAAATTAACACCTTGTAATAAAAAAATACTAAATGATTTAAATACTCGTTATAATACACAACCAAATAAAGTACTCGCTAAATTAGGAATTATTGGCGCCCATAGAAAATCTTTATTATCAATCTATAATAATAAAACAAATAATAATATCATATTAGAAGAAGATTCAAATTTTTCAAGTAAATTACCATCTCCTCCAAAAGTTTCTTGTTATATGGGGGGATGGATTATACCACCACAAATTACAAAAGCCGGTAAAATTATTCCGAATGTTAAACCTGTAAATGGATTAAATAATATTGATTATGATAAATTCAAAGTTTTAATGGCACATTCTTTATTCATAAAAACACATGAAGAAGCAATGGATTTATTACAATCAACATTTACAGATAAAATAAAAAATTACGATGTTCATTTAATTGATATTAAATTTTTTAATAATTATTATTATCCCCCTATATTTGTTCAAGGAAAACATGTTTCTGAAATAGATAAAATAACAAATAAAAATGATCAATGGACTTATTTTTACGGTTTAGTTAGACAAGAAAGATTTATTGGTAAAAAAGATAGTATTAAAGTTGTTAGAAATAATAAAAGAACAGTAAAAAGAAGTAAAAAAAGAGGTAAAAGAAGAAATTAAAAGAAATTATCTAATCTTAATTTGTAATTCCCTCCAACCATATTACCTCCACCCCTCTGATATTGTATATCAGATGAAATACTTCCCATTTCACTTTCGGGATTTTCACTTCCCATTTCACTTTCGGGATTTTCACTTCCCATTTCACTTTCGGGATTTTCACTTCCCATTTCACTTTCGGGATTTTCACTTCCCATTTCACT